GTCGGTTCCTTGTAAACCTTGTAAACCTTGAGTACCTTGTGAACCATCGGTTCCTTGTAAACCTTGTAAACCTTGAGTTCCTTGAGAACCATCGGTTCCTTGTAAACCTTGTAAACCTTGAGTTCCTTGAGAACCATCGGTTCCTTGTAAACCAATTAAACCTTGTGTTCCTTGTGTACCATCAGTTCCTTGTAAACCTTGTAAACCTTGAATCCCTTGAGAACCATCGGTTCCTTGCAATCCTTGCAATCCTTGTGTTCCTTGAGTACCATCGGTTCCTTGCAAACCTTGTAAACCTTGGGCTCCTTGTGAACCGTCGGTTCCTTGTAAACCTTGTAAACCTTGTACACCTTGAGAACCATCAGTTCCTTGTAAACCTTGAATTCCTTGAGAACCGTTAGTTCCTTGTAAACCTTGTGCTCCTTGTGAACCATCGGTTCCTTGTAATCCTTGTAATCCTTGTGTTCCCTGTGTTCCTAAAGTTCCTTGAATTCCTTGAGTACCTGATTGACCGTTTACACATATTTTATATTTAGTACCAGGGATATACTGGAAATTTGATCCACCAGTAAATGTTAAGAAAGTGTCTACATACCCATTAGCAACTGAAAAACCACCTATAACATAATTTGATAATAATAAGGTATTAGTATGATCCTCTATAGTTAAATTAGTTCCTGGTGTTGATACTACTTGTAAAAATAATCCTAATGGGTCATTTTGATCAACTCTTATTGCTTGTGTTGCATTTGAATTAGTATTACCTAAAGGTGTTGGTGAAAAATCTCCACTTGGTGGTGTACCAGTTGTATTTAAATCAGCAATATAACAACCACCAGGTAAACCTTGACCACCTTGTAAACCTTGTAAACCTTGAGTTCCTTGAGTTCCTTGAGTACCGTCTGTTCCTTGTAAACCTTGTAAACCTTGTACACCTTGTGAACCATCGGTTCCTTGTAAACCTTGTAAACCTTGTGCTCCTTGAGAACCGTCGGTTCCTTGTAAACCTTGTAAACCTTGAGCTCCTTGAGAACCATCAGTTCCTTGCAATCCTTGCAATCCTTGTAAACCTTGAGTTCCTTGAGAACCATCGGTTCCTTGTAAACCAATTAAACCTTGAGTTCCTTGAGTACCGTCTGTTCCTTGTAAACCTTGTAAACCTTGAGTTCCTTGTAAACCATCAGTTCCTTGTAAACCTTGTGTTCCTTGTGAACCATCAGTTCCTTGTAATCCCTGTAAACCTTGGGCTCCTTGTGAACCATCGGTTCCTTGCAATCCTTGCAATCCTTGTAAACCTTGAGTTCCCTGAGAACCATCAGTTCCTTGTAAACCAATTAAACCTTGAACTCCTTGAGAACCATCGGTTCCTTGTAAACCTTGTAAACCTTGTATCCCTTGTGAACCATCAGTTCCTTGCAATCCTTGTAATCCTTGAGCTCCTTGTAAACCGTCAGTTCCTTGTAAACCTTGTGTTCCTTGTAAACCATTAGTTCCTTGTAAACCTTGTACACCTTGTGTACCATCAGTTCCTTGTAAACCTTGTAAACCTTGTATTCCTTGAGAACCATCAGTTCCTTGCAATCCTTGTAAACCTTGTAAACCTTGTGTACCATCGGTTCCTTGTAAACCTTGTAAACCTTGAGTACCTTGTGAACCGTCAGTTCCTTGCAATCCTTGTAAACCTTGTACACCTTGAGAACCATCAGTTCCTTGTAAACCAATTAAACCCTGAGTTCCTTGTGTACCATCAGTTCCTTGTAAACCTTGTGTTCCTTGTAAACCGTCAGTTCCTTGTAAACCTTGTAAACCTTGTACACCTTGAGAACCGTCGGTTCCTTGTAAACCTTGTAAACCTTGTGTTCCTTGTAAACCGTCAGTTCCTTGTAAACCTTGTAAGCCTTGTACACCTTGAGTCCCGTCGGTTCCTTGTAAACCTTGTAAACCTTGAGTTCCTTGTAAACCATCAGTTCCTTGTAAACCTTGTAATCCTTGTGCACCTTGGGCGCCTGAACCTTGTAGACCTTGTGTTCCCTGAGATCCATCCGTTCCTTGTAAACCTTGTAAACCTTGAGTTCCTTGTAAACCATCAGTTCCTTGTAAACCAATTAAACCTTGTGTTCCTTGAGAACCATCGGTTCCTTGTAAACCTTGTAAACCTTGTGTACCTTGAGAACCATCTGCACCCTGTAAACCATTAGTTCCTTGTAAACCTTGAGTTCCTTGTGAACCATCGGTTCCTTGTAAACCAAGTAAACCCTGTGTTCCTTGGGAACCGTTTGCCCCTTGTAAACCATCGGTTCCTTGTAAACCTTGAATTCCCTGTGAACCATTAGTTCCTTGTAAACCTTGAATTCCTTGAATTCCTATATGACCGTCAACACCTTGCGCTCCTATTGTTCCTTGCGAACCTTCACCAGACGTTCCTTGTGTACCTTGTGTACCAGATCCACCTAAGCCCATTGCTCCAATATACCTCCAACCTCTTATATAAAAGTTTTTGCCTGAAGGGTATGTAGAAGGATTATTAGTAATCTCGTCAAGTAAATCATCTGAAAGCATTAATAAGCCTTGGTCATAATTAAATACCCAACCCGCTACACCAGGTATTGCATCTTTAGCTAAAGTTTGGTCAATATATACACCATTAGTTGTAGTAGGATCACCTGACCATAATTCTATCTTATATAAATCATTCTTAAACCCAGCTGCAGTGGTTACACTGGCTGGTCCTATCCAATTTAGTTTTCTACCGGATGTTGGATCTCCAAATGTATTATAGGCTACTAATGTATTAGGGTTTGAAGGTACAACTAAATCCATTCTAGTTGCAAATCTATTTGTAATAGGTAAATCATTTGGGGCAAACCCTGTACTAGTACCCCATTGGTTTTCAACATAACCATCAAGAACTTGACCTGGATTAGTCATTTGACTTAATGAATTAGCAGAACCCATCACAGGTGTGGTTGGTTGATTAGCAAGTATCACATTCCAATCCGTCTGGTCAATAATTCGTCCACTCTTAACGGTATTTGAATTTTCTAAATTAGATTGATACCAATAAAAATTAGTATCTGCATCAATAACATTACCTGCCTGTACCTTAAATACTAATTTTCTTACGTCCGTTGCTGTAAAGCCCATTTAAGTTATCTTATTTTCTATATTGATAAAACCTTCTACTATTTTCATATTAAATGATTATCTATATTATTTATATTTATTCTTTAGTTAATGCGAGTATATTGGATTTGATCCAATCTAATCGTCCTATCTATAATTTGTATTTCAGCATATACTCCACCAACTGAAACGTTAGATGAAGACCCAAAGGAAAATTCACCAACATTACCACCAGATGATGCTTGCATTAAATATGTACCTGGGTCATCTAATCCAGTATAAGCACTAGGTACAGTTCCACCGAATGGAATCCAACCACCTGCACTCCATGCGCCACCTTGGTTACCGCCGTGGCATGATAACGCATATGAATCTTGTATATTAGGATATGGATTACCTGGCTGAGGATCTAAGTAAGTTGGTAAATATGTATAATTTGTACCGGTATTTGGATCTACTTGTAACGCTGCATTTGCATTTGCACCAACTGGCCAAATATAAATTTTTAATTGACTGTTTCTTAATGCATCAGTAAAATTAGCACTAACACCTGGGTTACCAGTAAATGTTAAGTTAAAGCTTACAACATTTGGGTTTGAAGGATCATTAAATAATCTATGGAATATTGGTGTATCTGCCATAGCATTATAATTAGGATTACCTGCTGGTATGTAATTACTTAAGTCCCCAGAAATAACTGTACCAGTCACAGGTAAATTAGTTGTCCCATCATTATCAGCATAAAAATCCGATGCAGCAATACCTTCACCACCAACAAGACATAAATTCTCAGCAACTATTGAAGTTCTACTATTTGGTGGTTGAGAAAGATCCACTAACGAAAGTTGGCTATTCCATCCTGAATATGTATTTCCTCCAATGTCTCTAAATAACCTTTTATTTTCTAAATTAAAATATTCAATTAAATCAGTTGAATTATTATGAGCTACATCAATAAGTATTTTATTTTGTATAGAATCTGCTCCCCAACCAGTATCTGACCACGGATCTAAAAGTCTAAATTGAGAATTACCTCCTTGTGATCTATACCTATGACTTGAATTAACAATTGTAAAAGTTGAAGCATTATTATCATAATCTATTAAAGTTTGATCCCAATCATTAACAACACCAGGTTGTGTTAAAGTAATTGTCCCATTAGATAAACTATATGAAGTATCATTAACTGCTAATGTATTAGAAGACCAATTAAATATTCTGGTTCTTATATTATTAACAATAATAGAATTTCCATTTAATGTAAGTAAATCATCAACAGAAGAAGACAGAGTAGTACCGTTAGTATAATATTTTATACCACTGATATATCTGAAATTAGCGAAGTCAACATTAGGGAATGTAGAAACAGCACTTGCCAAACTTGGTGTGTTTGGGTTAGCATCAGCAAAAACAGTATATGAATAATTTAATGGAAGATCTGGTGAAGGTGGATCTACTAATAAACCTGATGAATCAGCCGTCATAGATATCTTAATTGTAAATTTTCCACCATCTCTAGCATTAGTAGCATTTGGAAAAACGCCAGTACCTAATCCGGCTATAGCACCAGGTACACCCATGATAACATCTATCTTAACAGATGCTTCATAAACATCTTGTGGATTATATGGATTGACTAAAGTATTATAACCGCTTATAGTTAATATTATATTTTCGCTACCAGATTTATATTCTCCATCGGTAATAATATCGTTTACTGTGTGTGATTCTAATATTGTTGCACCATCTCCATCTAAAACATCAATTGTAATAGAACCATCTCCAGATCCTGCAGCCCCACCGAATCCTCTTACCTTTACAGGTGATGCAGTATTACCAGAACCTAATGAAATTGTTCCTTGTGTATTTTGTCTATATACAGCTCTAAGAGTATTACTTCCTGACCATCCACCATCTTCATAGTTACCTCCAGCTGCACCCGTTAATGTAGCATTAGGTATTGCTATTCTTCTGTTTACCGGATTATTGTTTTCTGCTATAGTTGCGTTAGGTGGAGTTGGCGAACCTGTAGCAACATTCCTATTTAAATAATTAGGATATATTGGAGCATCAGGTGCTGGGAAAAATACGTTGACTTGCGAAGAGTCTCCTGGATCTTCTTGTGCATATACTCTATTATCATCTAAGCGATCTACAAAATTGAATTTAGTATAAGTTCCAGTTAAAAATGTTGGGGATGAACCGTCAGTTGTATCAGAATTTGCAACTGTTATATTCCCACCGGCTCCACTAACACCCTGTGTACCTTGAGTACCTGTACCAAGTATACCTTGAACACCTTGAACACCTTGTAAACCTTGAATACCTTGTAAACCTTGAATACCTTGTAAACCATCGGTTCCTTGTAAACCTTGTACACCTTGTAAACCTTGTACACCTTGAGAACCATCGGTTCCTTGTAAACCATCAGTTCCTTGTAAACCTTGTAAACCTTGAGTACCTTGTAAACCTTGAGTACCTTGTGAACCATCAGTTCCTTGTAAACCTAAAGTTCCTTGTAAACCTTGGACTCCTTGTGTTCCTTGAGTACCTTGGCTACCTGAACCAGAAATACCTTGAACTCCTTGTAAACCTTGGACTCCTTGTGTTCCTAATGTACCTTGGCTACCTGAACCAGAAATACCTTGAACTCCTTGAGTTCCTTGTAAACCTTGGATTCCTTGTGTTCCTAATGTACCTTGGCTACCTGAACCAGAAATACCTTGAACTCCTTGAGTTCCTTGTGCACCTTGAATACCTATCGTTCCTTGAGATCCTGCACCACCAGTACCTTGAGTACCTTGGGTACCTTGTGCACCACCTCCACCTCCGCCACCGGTTGCACCGATGTATCTGAATCCAGTTATGTATAAATCAAAGCCATTTGGATATGCACCACCTGCATTATTTGATATATCAGTTTGTAAATCATCAGAGATAAAAAGTAAACCTTGGTCATAATTAAATACCCAACCTACATAACCAGGATTATTTGCCTGGCCTGCTGATAAAGGTATTTCAGTACCACCTGTCGCAGGATTACCTGACCATAACTTAATTCCGTATCCATTTGATGGTGTTCCATCTGCTTGTGGTACTGAGGCCGGTAAAATCCAATTATTTTTAAACCCTGATGTAGTATCACCAGGGGTATTATATAAAATCCAAGTAGAATTATTAAAAGCATATACCTGGTCAAGTTGTGAACCTCCTGGGCCAGATGCATTTTGAATATTTACAGGATCTGCTGCTGCGTTATTAACAGCATCGGCAGGTAAATTAGCTGGTGGTATTAAATTATAATCAGTAAGTATTCTACTAGGATCCTTTATATTAGGACTGAATGCTAATGAAGATTCGTACCATCTGTTTCCGGCTGAAGCATCTATAACCCCACCAGCCTGTACTTTAAAGGTTAATTTATTTACTTCATTAATTGAAAATCCTGCCATATTACTTTATTGTTTTCTTTTTATATTTATTCACCATAAGTTTTATACATTACCACCGCTCTCGGTAGTTGGTGAACCTGAACTAAAAATTATTTTTGCAGATATTCCACCTATTCTAATTAGTGGATTATGTATTTGTACTTCTATATAAAATCCATCTAAAGCAGGAGACGTTCCAAATGACCCAGATATTACACTGCTTGCAGATGTTGTTGTTCTACATTGCGATTGTGTGTTATCATCAATTCCCGCAGGTGGATCTTGGTAACTTCCACTAAATGGATTTGAATTATGTAATGAATGAGGTATTGCAGTAATTCCTATATTTGAACCAGATGCAGCTGCTTTCTTTCTAACATATATTCTTAAATCATTACTTACCAAAGAATCATAAACAGTTCCACCAACAAAGGATCCACTGAATGTTAATTCAAATGATGCAATAGGTCGCCCTTGGTTTGTTGGGCTAGCCTCAAATAATCTATGAAATGTTGCAGGTACTTGATAAGATGCTTGATTATAATTAGGATTAGGATTAGGTGATCCTGTACCACCATTAGGTTTATATGATACTAAGTTTCCTATTAAATCATTAGTATCTGGTGAATTACCATTATCAGCATAAAATTTATCCGGTCTAATTAGAGTACCCCCAACTACAGCTGCTTGGCAAAATGGTCCAGTTGTTAATACACTGGTTGTTTGATTAGTTAATCCTGAAGAAACTAATGGCTGTACTGAATTAAATCCTGTATATGAACCACCTACAGTTGTTAATCTTTCATTCTCATCATCAAATCTTTCAGTTAAATTATCACTTGTAATTCCATAAGTATCAATTAAGATAGGTTGAGATGAGGATGCTGTTTGTGGTGGTAAACCAGTCAACCAAGGGTCCCAGGCTCTGGCCGCCACAGAAGCATCGTTATTTCTAAATCTATAATTGGATGCTGTGATAGCCCAATTATCATAATCAAAATCTATATCTAAAGTATCATATTTATTATCCCAACCAGGAAATGACATTCCAGGTGATGGATTCCATGCTTCTTCTTGGATAGGACTTAAACCATAATCAGCACCTAATACTTGAAAGTTCCATTGGGCAGCATTCGATCTCCCTTGAGTATTACTGTTTAAGTAATCTATATCGGTAACATCAACTTCAAATTGAGAACCGCCTACATAATATTCAACCCCGCTTAAGTGTTTTGACAAAATACTAGAATTATTTTCTACTATTGAACTAATACCGTTAATTTGCGGACTGGATGGATATCCTCCTAAATCATTCTTATCCCAAAATACATCGTCTTGTATATAAGAATATGTATTTCCCCCATCTGTTAATGTATCAGTTGTCATAATAGTTTTTATAAAATAACGACCACCACTTAATCCTGCATCTTGAAATACTTTTGGTATATTTACACTAACCTGAATTATTCCTTTCCACTTAGAAGTGTCTTGTGCATAACTGGATACCTGGATAGAGCAATGAAGGTCAGGAGTTATTTGATTTAAAGGTCCGTCTAACACAGTAGAGGTATTATTACTAATTTCATTTCCGCCACCGTCTGTTACAATAATCTGTATTGTTGCATCGCCACTACCTGTTGGGCTAAGACCAGTTACTTGTTGGGCAGTAATAAGTACATTTTGACCAGCCCCAGTACCGTTATATGCAGCTCTGTTTGTTCCAGCCCAACCACCAGTAAAGAAAGGTATACCTTCTGAATCAGGAGTACTAATCCTGACGGTATTTCTTGGGGTATTTTCTGTTACTCTACCATTAGTTGTACCGTCTGTTGTATCATAGTGTGATGCAAATGTTGGTGTTGGAATATAAACATTTACTTGTCCTGGTGTTCCACTATCTTCAGCTAATACATCAACGCCTACAAAATTAATTGTTGGGTAAGTACCTACAGCAGTCCCTTCATCCTTTATATGTACACCTGCAAAAGTTAGCTTATCATTACCATCAAATATTAAATTGGTCTGACCTGTATTTAAATCAATTGAGATTTTCTTATCTGAACCAACCGTGGTAATATCTATACCTGGGCCTTCTATAATTGGAGCACCACCGCCACCAGTAGACGATATTGTAATTGTGTCACCGCTAGGGGTACTCACAGTAGTTAATTGAATATCTGCACCAGCTACAAGCGTTGGGTTATATGCCGAATCAATAAAATCAACAAAGTTAACCTCTGTCATTAAATCGCCTGCCTCAAATAAAGACTTAAGAGTGTATTTTGGGATTACTGCCATTATACCTTATTTATTTTGATTTTAAAAGTTCCATGTACTTATCAAATGATAAAAGTAACATTTTCTTTTTCTTTTTCTTTTTTCCTTCAGGATCATCACCACTACCAACCTTTTGTGTAGCAAAAGAATTTGCAGAACCAGGATCACCAGGAAGCTCAACTGCTCCCATACCCTGTACATTCATATTAGGATTTAGTCCAACAGTACCTGCTTCATTTTCATTAATTAAATTATTCACTATTTAATATTTTGTTTCATCCAACGAGTAATCCAACCTTTAAGTTCTTTTGCTGCTGGTTTAATATCAGAAGGTTCTGTTGCTGGTCCATTTTTCCATCTGTCCCAGTCCATTTGGATTGTACCTAATGCATTTGCAATCTCTGGCATTAATTCAATATACTCTTCATTGATTTCACCTTCTAATAATTCTGGAAACATATCCTCAATATCGCTAGCATCTATTGCATAATAGTCACTTTGTAAATAATCAAGAATATCTTTGTTTTTACCTGTCATATCATACCCAGTTCCTTTATTAGCTCCGTTAGATTTAACTTTTAGATTAAATGATTTAATTGCATCCATTATATCTGAATCGTCTCCAGATAAATCAACATCTATAGTGCTTACTTTATTAGGGTTTTTTGCTTTAGCTTTTTTACCTTCATTCAAAGATTCGCCAATGCTAAAACTTGTTAGTGATTTTAAATTTTTCATATTGTTATTTTCTTTTATTGGTTCTAATATATTTTGTAATGGTTTATAAAAACTATGTATACTTTTAGGAGTCATTTTCTTAAAAGTCTTTTCATCATCTATCTTTAACGCATTACGAACTTTGGATGCTGAAATGTTATCATCAGTTCTAAAAATTTCATATCCTTTAAAATCAGGATCTACACCTAATTGATCTCGGTATGATTGTTTGTCAATCATTGCACCGTATGATTTTTTTCTATCTGTCCCATATCCCCACATCACAGGTTCATAAGCAGGCCTTGCAGCTGCAAACATTGTATCAATTGAACCATTAGGAACTACAATAGCAGTTTCTAAAAATGGATATTGTTTTGCCATCTTAGCAAACATTGCTTGTTGCATTTCTTCATCAAACGGTCTTTTCTCAGGATCGTTGTTTTTTCCTCTAACTAAAAATACAACTACAGGTTTTCCATTTTCTTTGTACATTTTTTCAAATACTTTAACATGACCTAATGTAAAGGGTTGGAATCTCCCAACAAACATATTAACCTTTTTCTTGCCTTGTTCTTTATAAGGAACTTTTAAAGCTTCATTAATTGGAGCAGTTGCAGTTCTTACTCTATGACCATAAGGTGATAATGAATATCTCTTAATGCCCGTTTCATCTTCACTAATATTAAACAATCCTAAATTTCTTTTAAGCCATCTCTTATGAGCCTTTATTTCAGATAAGATATTGTTAACCTCATCTTCGGTTAAATGACCATCAGCAACAGCATCTAAAATAGCAGAACGAACTCTTGCTGCAGTAGATACATTTTTAGCTGGATGCTTTTCAGTATATCTCCTCTTAACAGTAACTCTCTTTTCTGTTATAAAATCTTGTATGTTTTTTAGATTATCCATGTACACTTTTTTTATTTATTCAGATTCTTCAACCTTTGTATTTTTAAACCTTGTTGGTACTGGGTTTGATGGTCTTCCAGTTTTTGTAAATCCTATGTTAAATTCAAACTTAAGTTTAGCAATAGAATTAATACCATCGGTGGTATCTACTGTTGCTTTACCTGTCTTTTTATCAACACCCCAAACCTCATTTGTAAATAACTGAGATTTTACCGTTTCATTATAAGTATTAGCATAAACATTTCCTAGATTGTAATATGCTTCATATTTAGCCTTAAGATCATCTTCATCTATATCTGGATCTTTTTTCTTAACATAAGCAATTGCGCTAGCAACAGACTTATCTCTTCGCTTAATATAATCAGGATCATTTAAATCAAAGTCATACTTTTTAGCAAGATCCTTAATTTCATTAGCGGTCTTTTCAGTATCTTCAGCTGTACCATCAAAAATGCCTGAATACATTTTAGTTTTATCTGACATTTTTGCTAGGTCATCTTTAGTTTCCTTTGGTGGAATTTTTTGACCTTGTGAATTTGTAAATTCTTTATATTCGCTTAACTGTGTTTTTTCACCAGACGCAGATGCACCACCAGCACCTTTCTTAATTGACCTAGCTTCAACACCAGCCATAATTAATTGTATCTTTTTCTGAATTTCTTCTGGTGAATCTTTTTCATAATCAATTTTTTCTGGAGAAATTGATATAATATCTCCTAATGGGTAATTAGAGGCAGCTGGCATATAAACATTATTTCCTTTATTTAATTCTCTCATATAAGAAACCATCTCTACTACATCAGCAGCACCAGTTTTCATATAAGGATCTAACATCATAGCACCAGTAGTAGCCATTAACTTTTCATCATATTCTTTTGGGTCTTTAATATCTTTGAGTGATTTGAAATCATTCATTATTTTTTCTTGTGCCTTAGTAGGTTTCTTATCTCCAAACTGTTTCTTAAATCCGTCAGCTATAATATCAGCAGTGCCGTCTTTTAATTTAGTTCTATTTTCTGGTGTTGTTGGTGGAGTATCTGGAAATGCTGATAAAGTTTCCATTTCACCTTGATCTTTAAATGCTGATTGCGCCTGTTCAACAATTGCATTATATTTTTCTAAGGCAGCTTTTGCCTTTTCGGCCTCTTTCTTACTTCCGTATATTTTTTCTAATTTTTCAGTACTAGGTATTTCTTGCTTATCATAATTAACATCATCAAATGAAACTCCCCTTTCAGATACACCTACTTTAGTTTTAGATTTCTTATCACCGAATAGCTTAGCACCAGTCATTTGCTTTTTACCAATACGATTAGCAGATTCTTTATCAATATTATCTAAGCCATAATCTTTTGCCACATTAACTATTGAAGCAGGAGAGCTTTTATCACCTAACACTTTTCTATATAAACCAGTTTTTGCTGTATCTACATAAAACTTTGAACCGCTTTGATTTTTCTTTATTATATCATCTTCTACCAATTCACCAAATAATTCTTTTCTTTTTTCATCCGATGCATTAGGGTCATTTATAGTTTCCATTGCCTTCAAAACCTTTTCGGCATTTTCTTTTTGGTCAGGATCTTTAATATCATTTATTTGTTTCTGAATAACATCATTTATTCTAGAAAGACCTTTTAATTTTTTCTCTTCTTCCTTAGGTTCTTTACCTCCAATTACTTCTTTTGCCTTTTTATAAACAGCAGTGTCTTTATCATAACCGATTGCAGAAGAAACTTTTACCTTTCTTCCCGTTTCAGGGTTTTTGATTTTTTGATCCATTACATCAGCCTCTATGACAACCTTACCTAACTGAATAAAATTATTGTAGTCTAATACTTTATCCTCAATTAATAGTTCTTCGGCATTAGGCAAAAGAGATTCATTAGTGGATTTAATTTTTAAGTAATCATCAAAAGTTTTAAATTTACCATCATCTTTTGTTTGGATTACATCAATCACTTTATCTACCATTTTATTAAAATCTTCAATAACTGATGGTGTCATAATGTTACCACTATTCTTTCTTTTCTTTTTTAAAGAACCTAACATTATTTTAAATAAGTCTTTTAGTTTAGGATTGCTGTTAAGTATATCTTTAGTTCTTTGGCTCGGTATTAATTCTACATTTAAATCAAATTCATCACCTTTTGCAAACTCTGCCTTTTCAATATCAATCTTTGTAATATCCTTACCTCTCTTAGTAACATAGTCATTAAAAATATTAGATACCAACTCTATGTATCTCATATCTTCAGTATCACCTAGAATCTCATGCTTCTTAATTCCCCTTTCTTCTATAAATGCTAAAAGATCTAATAAAATAATTTCATTAATATCAGCTGGCATTTTTCTTAAATCAATAGGCTCCTTTTCTTTCATAAGATTAATTGTATAAGGATCTATTAACTTAGCTGCAATTACTTGTTTAGTACCTGACTTATAAAACTTAAAGATAATTGATTCAATCGGTTTCTTTAAATCATTTTGTAAAGTAGTAGACTGAATAGAAGGATTTAAAATCTTTAGTAAATATTCAGCAAATGAGTTTGTATTAAATATAGCAGATTGATCTTCTTTAGGAGTATCTAAAAATTTAGTTATCTTTTTCTTTTGGTCTTCGGTTAGATAACCTTTAAATATTGGAAGAAGTGCAGTTACACCTAATGCATTAGCCCAGTCATTTAATACTCTAGGATCCTCGATAACCTTTAAGACTTTACCGGATGGTGATGTAACTGAAATATGACTAAGTACTAAATTATTTTTAGGTAACCTATCATAAGTAATAATACCAGGGCTATTGTGTGGAAAGTACTGAAAGCAAAACATCCAGTTGTCTGGGATTGATGATAAATTTTTGGTGACTATTGATTTTATATAATGTATAGGCTTTTCATAGTAAATCATCATGGTTCTATCAATGAGATTAATAGGCCTATGGTTTTTACCTTTATAAAAATTGATTCCTTCACCACTCTTCTTAAAAGAAAAAGAAGAACCTGATAACTTTTCAGTTACCACTAAATAGTCTTTAAAAAGATCTTCAATTAATTGTTTGCCAGTATCTTTATAAATTTGAGTTAACTCTTTCATTTGCTTATTTTATATTGTCAATTTATATATTCTTTAAATAAATAGCTATATAGAAAAAGGATGGTACTATACCTATCCTTTATCATACTCTACTACTTTCAGAGTATATACAAATACTACAAATATTAACTCTTAATACAGGTGATCTATATAGGTGTATCTACTATTTTATCTACCATACTTCATAATACCTAACAATTGATTAATTGCAGCAAAGGTACCGGTAAGTTTGTAAATTTTTCCTTTATATTTAAATACTATTCCTTCAGTTGGAAATATTGATTCTATTCCTCCAATTCTGTCAAGCCTTGCCAATTCAGCTTCAACCTTTCTTACTTGGTCAGCACCACCAGTCTTTTTAATTTTACTCCCTGCTGTTTGGATTTGAGACCTTAGTCTTTGTGCTTCATCTGTTGGATTAGCCGCTAAAAAGTCAGATGCGTTTTTAAGAATCACAGATCCTAGTTCTAAAAACAGATCCTCAAAAGGTCTAATGTTTTCTTTATACTTTTTAGCAACATCTTCTTTATCAAACTTTTTAACCAGTGCAGCTTCCTTGGGTCCAATTTGTTTAGCAAGAGATCTCATATTTAAACTCTTTTTATCGCCGTATGCCCATCTCTTAAGTAAACCTTCTTTTACATCCTGTGATAATGATGGGAACTGTTTGTCTATCATTTCCCTCCACCACATTTCATGATATTTAGCAACTTCATCGCTATCAGTTAAACCGTATCTCTTTTCTAAAGCATTAACTTGATTAATAAATCTTTTCTTATTTGTGGTAAAATCTAAATCTTTTTGTAATTTAATAACTCTAGGTGGAATTATTTTAAATGTTTTACCAATATCAGATTCAACCTTTTTAAGTATGTCTGCAATTTCTTTTGCAGGTTTATTATTAGTACCTGTAATATTACCATTACCATCCGTTTCCTTTATACCATGAAATTGAATAACATCTGTATCATAATGAATAACATTAGGGTTTTGTGAATAGATTAACTCCATGTTCATAAAGTCTTTTCCATTCTTAAAATATTTTTCTTGGTCAGCTGGTGAAAGGTTCATTAATAATCTAGCCAAATCCTGTGCAGCAAATTGAAAAGTATCTTGTACTAATTTACTAGGATGCCCTTCAAATTTATTCTTAAATTCAGAAAGAGTCATTGGATTCTTTAACTCTGTTTTGTTTCTTGCAAATTTAACTTCACCATCTTGGATAGTAGCAAATGCATTTTGACCATCGGTCTTTTCAGTAGCATCTTCTTCAAAGTTTAATTCACCTCTAAGACCAGCATCTATCATCGCCTTAAAATCACCAAAGGTTAAATCTTTATCGTCAAATGGATGAGCCATGTGACCAGCAGCACCACCTTCAAACAGAAATGGCTGACTTTTGTCAGTCAGCCATTCTTCAAACAGTTTTATATGTTTCATTAAATTTGTTTATTTGTTACGATCCCATCGTAGATTGTAAAGCTCCGACCATTGCGCCGTAATCTTCACCGTACTTCTTAAGTAATCCATCAGCAGTTTCAGTTGCTTTAGTTTCATCAAACTCATCTCCGAATGCATCTTTCAGAATAGCCATTGCATATTCTTTAAATTCATCTGCAGATTTAATTTCCTTTTCAGTAATCTTAGCTTCTCCAACTAATGCAGCACCTTTTGCTTCAGGTTGAACTTTTACTTTACCCATATTCATTATGTCTCCAGCAATACCTGCGGCAGATTCGGAACCGTCTCCCATTTTTGCAGGGACTTCAGTAGCATCCTTAAGATCATCAGCTTCACCTTTTACTTCGGTTGTAATATTTTGATCTTTAGTAACTAATTCTTCACCCTTTGACTCAGGTTGTACTTTTACTTTACCCATATCCATTATATCACCAGCAATACCGGCAGCAGTTTCAGAACCGTCGCCTTTTTCTGCAGGAATAGCAAGTCCATCATCACCTGCTTCTTCATCAGCAATTTCATCACCTGTAACTTTAGTGATTACTTCACCTACAGCTTCTTCTACAGCTTCTTCTTCTTCAGCTTCTATTTCTTCTTCATCTACTTCTTCTTCATCATAAGATTCTGTTACGAAATTTGAAAAAGACATAATTCTTGATTCATCTTTCTTTTCTTCATCTTCATCATATTCAACATCTTTCTTTAATGCATCAATTTCGGAATCATCAGATTTTACAGCTCCTTTATAGTGGTCTTCCTTTTCTTTATCATCTTCGTGGTCCACTTTAACATCACCCTTATCTTCTAATTCATCACCTTTCTTTTCGTCTTCTTCGCCTTCACCTTCATCATCGTCTTCAGCAAGAGGCTTAGCAGATGCAGCTACAGGAACAGCATAATCCTCAGGCTCTTCATCATCATCATGATATTTAACATTCTTGTTAACTGTAACTTCTTTTTCTTTAATGAAATCTTCAAAAGCCATAATTCTTTTAGTAGCGGCTGGAGTTTCTTCTTCTTCAGCAGCAACCTCAACACCATCTTTATCTTCTACTTCATCAGCTTCAGCAGGAACTTCTTTAGTGATCTCTTGATCTTTTGTTACCAAATCATCTGATTCTTCAGTTTCTTCAACTTCTTCAACTTCTTCAGCAGATTCTTCTTCAGCAACTTCACCTTCTGTACCAACTTTATCATCCTCTTTATCTTCTTCGGATTCTAATGATCTAGGTTCACCTTTCTTTTTCTCTTCATCAGCTATGTCTTCAGCTCTATCTTCTTCAATTTCTTCTTCGGAAATATCTTGCTTTGGGCTAGCATCTTTAATTAATCCTTCTAATTTAGTTAGAAGATTCTTTTCTTTCTTTAATTCTTCAACACTTTCGTAACCCATCTTTTTAACAAGATCCATTACAGCGTCGTGAGTAGCTTCAGCAGATTCATTGATTGAATCTTCGGCTTTAGCCATCATTGAAAACTTTTTGATTGGTTTCATTATAATTATCTTTTTTTGATTCTTTTTTTATATATCCATCTCTCATGAGAAAGATATTATATCAGTACCTAACATTTTGTACTTCAAAAGGAAACTTTTCTTCCTTATAAATTTTTCTTCTTTCCATCCCATGTCTGTATATGTAATTTACCCAGTCATGATCATCTACTTTATATCTAAAATCATCAATAAAGTCATATATTTTTACTACATCTTTACTTGCATGCTTTCTTAAACCTCTACCGATAGACTGTCTAATAATGACTTCCGATTTAAATGATTCTGTAAAAAATATGTTATGTATATTTTTAATTGATATTCCAGTTGAAAATGTACCGTATGATGCTACAATAATAACATCATCATTCTTTTCCATTCTCTTTTTGAATTCTTCTCTAAAGTCAGACTTAACAGAACCATCAACATAATAAACTTTCTTATCTGTTATTGTCCTAAGTTTTTTATATAGTTTTTCACCGTATGCTATTTTATGAAATAGTACTAGTGAATTAGATGTTGACTTTTTAATTACTTGGCAAACAAAATCTAACCGTTTTTCGCTTTCATTAATAAAATTTTGCTCTAAGCTAAATAATTTTTGTCTATCATACGGATTTTTAGATAGAGAAGAAAACGCTTCCTTTTGTGCATCGGTTGCATATTCCATGTGGATCTGTAATACTTTACATTTTGCAATATGACCTTCTTCTTGTAAGTGAGCAGCTTTTACTTGGGTTACTAACGGACCCATTGCCGACATTAGACTTAACCTATTTACAGTTCCTCTTTTAGGAATAGTACCACTTAAACCAAATCTATAATCACAGTGCCAACATTTATCCATTATCTTTTGGATTGAATTTGCTTTTGCTTTATGAGTTTCATCTACAAAGACTGCATCAAATTGGCTAAAGTATTCTTCGTCCTTTTTAGTTAAAGATTGATAAGTACCTATAACTACATTTGAACTCTTTCGTAATTTAACACCAGCATAAATCTGTTGAATCTTAATAGGAACTCTACCTTTATTATATTCTTCAAAATCTCCACTTGCCTGTACTACCAAACTTACATTAGGTACAATCATTAGGATTTTCTTTTTACCTAACTGTTCCATCATATAAGCAACTACCATAAAGGAGATTAAAGTTTTACCGGCAGAAGTTGCCAATTCAGCCAAACACCTTCTATACTTTAAAATCTTTATTGCTGCATCAATTTGATAATCTCTTGGTTTAATTTCAGACTTTGCAAAAAATTCATCTACCCATGCTTTAAAAATTTCTTCGTCTATAGAAGTATCAAAAATATCGGTTATGCCATTTAATGTAAATTGGTAATCATATTGTTTACATATATCAATTACTTCCTTCCATAAACCTGCCGGAATTTTGTTTCTTTTAATAAATGAAATGTTACCATCCCAAACCTTTTTCTTTACCAATGGGTGAAACCGCCACCCTTCTATTTTCTTAGTAAGACTAGATTTTAATTGTTCATATTCCAATTCGGTACATGAATCAATTACTAAAAACTTTTTATTTTCCGACAGAGATAGTTCCATTAAAATTCCTTATCATCTAAGTTTATTCTGTTTCTTATTGCAAATGCCATGTTATCTAAAGTCTTAATACATTCATAATAATAATCTATATGTGACTGTAGCATGTCTATTTGTGTTTTTAAAGAAGACAGATCTGCTTTTATAAATTGATGTTTTTCGCCGTTAGTTAATTTAACATCATAGTTAATTGAATACTCTCGGTATTGATTTTTATAGTACCTATCCCAAGTAGCATTTCTTTTATATATTGTTGTTTTAAAATCAGTTACTTTATCTAATAAGATTTGTCTATATGACAACATTCTTACTTGACATTCTGATAGTTCATTCATATTTTTTAGCTTGGATACAAGATCTTTAATCTTAAGTTTCCAATCATCCCTATCTTTGCCTAATCTAATTTCTAGTTGGTCGTTAGCTTCCTTTATTTGTGTATCGTCAAATGCCATTAAAATATCCCTTTATTATTATTATTTTTTTTGTAACTTTTAATCTTTGGTTGAAACTTTCTTTTAGGTTCTGGTAAAGAAAATGTTTTATCAATTTTACTAAGCTCTATTTTATCAAATTTAGTAAAGAGTTTTATTTTCTTTTTTGAATTTTCAAAATCATTATAGAAATCATCAAACTGTTCGGTCACAAATTCATTATATTTTTTTATCATAAGAAAATTAAATCTAAATGATTATCTGTAAAATATTTATCCAACTCATTTAAGCACCCAGTTCTATTCTTAAATTCATACTTAACCAAATCGTTTAAATCTTTTACCTTTTTCTTAGGTATACTAAAGTCCTTTAAATATTTATCCCACATAAAAACCGTTTGCCCTTTCTTTAGCTTTTGTATCATTTTAGCTTTACCTTCATAGTCATTATCAAACATATATCTTGCTGTAGGAATTTCATCAAAATCTAAAATCTGTTTTTTAACACCAGTCAAGCCTATTGTATTTGACATAAAGAAAGAATCTATAGGTCCTTCAAATATTGTAAACTCTCTACCTAAATTAACTGTTAAGATACCGAATATCATTGATATTTTATTTAAAGAATCTAATTCTTCTTCAGAAACATTTAGTTGCTTTTTTAATCTATCATATATTCTTTCTATATTCCAAGTCTTATACTTAGGGCCAGTGGTATTTTCTAATGCCCTAACCTGAAATCCTATTATTTTATTTTCTTTATTTAAATTAAAAACATACAACTCTTTACGCCTTGGGTCATAACCAAATTTTTCGGTCTTATGGTGAAGTAATCTACTCTTAAGATATGGGTAAGCTCTATATGTTAATGAATTAATAGGATATACATTAAACCCTACTGCAATCTCATCAAAAGATAATGCTAATTTGTTAGCTTTATCAAATAAATGAAATTCTAAAGTTTCGCCTAAAGAAAAGTTTTTACTATTATCTTTAATGTAATTAAGAACATTAATTCTATCATCACCTTCAAAATTTAAATTATGATCCTTTAAGAATACATCTAAACTTTCATGAGCCGAACAATTATAACAATGAAAATGTAAATTGTTCCAATATAAATTACCTCTCTTTTTTCTAGGTGTATCATGTGAATCACCACAATAAGGACAAGCAAAATTTAATCTTTCTTTACTTTCTAATATTCTTCTTTTCTCAGGATGAGAATGGTTTTGATGAAGAACTCGGACCACCTTATCGATGATCCGAGCTTTCATTTCAGAAGATATTATTACTTCTGTTCCCATATGATTAAAGATCTAAACCGTTAATGAAATCATCAAAATCATCTCCCTTAGAAGAATCTTCGGTTTTAGATGTAGTTGCCGTTGCAGAAGGTGCAGCGGTTTCTGTTACAGTCGCAGCAGCAGCTTTAGTTGCAGCCGGTGCTGGTGCAGATTTTGCAGTAACAGTATCAATAGAAGATCCTGGGTTACTAAATTGAGATAGTACGCCCATTACTTTATTTCTCTGTTCATCAGTCCATGGTCTGTAGTCAAAGTTGCCTAAATCCGGTGCATCTTTAATGTAATCAAGAATTGCAGTTCTTCCTGCGTCATCAGCTGTTACATCGTTACCGTTAATTGACATTGGAGATCTACTCCCTTGGAATTTACATGAATCGTAGTTTGGATAACCACCTTTCTTTGAAATTACTAATTCAAAATTCTTTCCTTCAAAAGGATCAAATACTTGAGTAGGTTCATCAAACTGTGGATTTAACTCTTCATCAATTTTAGTTTTAATCTTGTATCCAAATTTCATTACTTTAATTTGTCCTTCAAGATCTCTGTTTTGTGGATCTTTTACGATTTGTACTAATGCATAAAATACTTCTCTACGCTTAAGTCCCTCTGACATCTTTTTGTCTACAGCAGATTCAGAGTTTCTAAGTTTAAAGAACATGTCCTGTACAGCACATTTGTCTCCAACCGTTGAAGGTGAGTCTGCGTAAAAGCCATTGCCATCTCTGTCTTCTAACCAGTAGACATATTTACGAACGAAAGGTTTACGTGGATTTTTTGCATTAGGTAAAAACCTAATTAGTGAACGGTAAGTACCGTCTGAACCTTGATCAGGTTTCGGTGTGTAAAGATCGCTTGTTGTTTGCGGTCTGTCTCCAGTGTCTAGGTCCTTGACGCTAACACTGAAAATGTCGAATTCATTTGCCATTTTAATTGCCTTTTTATTTTACTTTGTTATTAATTGTGGATATAACGCAGCTCTGCCTATTTTTAATTTGCCCGGGTATTGCCAATATACTTTGCCTTGTTATATGCCTGTTTATAAGTCCCTGAATATATCAGTTCCTTTGTTTATTATATATTCATATCTCTACTTAGTTTCAGACTAAATAGAACTTTTTTATTGTAAAATAGCGGTTACATCATTTTCTCTGATGCTGAATATAGTTTCATCATTATATTTAAATTCAGTTCCAGCTAAATCATGAAATAGGACTCTTGCCCCAACTTTGTAATCCTCATCCTCTATATCATTACCTACAGATATGATTGTTCCAGAATAAGGTGGAGCATACTGACCTTCGGTTTTAGGTACATATATACTACCTATTTTCTCTGGTAGTTCATCTTTTTTAATAAATATTCTATTTTTTATTGCTTTTATCATAATATTCTGAAACTAAGTTCTAATTGCTATATATAAAATTTAACAGATTGAAGAAAGAAAAGTATGTAATTACTAGACATAAAAGTATTTAGTGGTTTTCTATGTATTAAGTATTCAATGACCACCCTTTTTCTTTATTAGCATTTAATATAAAATACGCATCTACTAAGTCATCTATAGGTTTAGGGATCTTTTCTGTAAAGTCTTTACCTTGAGTCCATTTCCATAATTTAGTTTTCCTTAAATCTTTATCATTAAAAACGTCATCTTGGAAAGCCTTTACCATATAATGTTTGTTTGCATTACCTTTTCCAGCTAATTTCTTTACGTGAGATGGTTGATATATTGAAATATTTTCTACACCCCAAGCATTAACTATTTCATTTCTTAAAAATGTATTATACTGAACTATGTCAATAAATGAGTTACCTTTTGAACCATACGAAAAACCTTCTAATGCAATCTTATGGTTTTCGGTTCCATATAATGTTATTAAAATATTTGAAATTAAGTCTGCTATATTTTGACCATCCGTGAGTTTTTCCCGTTCCCTAAGTAAAAAGTCTTTATCTTTTACTTGTCTATAATACGGAAATCCTAATATAGTTTTATCATCTACTAACTCTTTATGTATGGAGAACGCTTTAGGTATTTTTTTACCAGCATCATCCCATATTCTATTTCCGTAATTGAAAAATGTAATAAATGTGTATTTGCCTTTATGGTCCTGTGTGCAAGTACCTGGGCTGTTTAAGGAGAAGTCTATACCTGTGTAAATCAATTATATTAAATTATAGTCTCTTACCTAATACCGCACCTAATGCAGCACCGATTAATCGACTGGTTAATAAATCATATAAAGCACCCTTTTGGATACCTAGTACTTTTGCAATTGCTTTCCCTACAGATTTTCCTAATGCAAAACCGGTGAGTCCACCTAAGACAGATCCTAATATACCTTCATTAATAATCTCTTCCATAATAATCTCTAAGTCTTTACCATTATTATGTTCTTCCATGATTCTATCAACTGCATTATCAATTGCAGCTTCTTGTTCTTCTGTTAAATCATAAGATTCATTTAATAGATTTTGTATGTCTACCGATTCATTATGATTTTCAGTAAGATAGTCTTTAAATGTTTTCATTGCTTTTCTATTTGTTTATATATTAGACAAGATTAACCTTAGTTTCTAAAATGTTATAAGTAAAGTTAATATCAAAGGTTTGGAATTCTATTGTGTTACTTGAGAAATTTAAATCTAATGCGCTTACACCTGTCATTATCATATCTTTCATTTGGCAAGTTACAAAAATATTACCATCCCCGTCTATCATTTGTAAGCCTATACCTTCAGGCACAAATGGATTTTTTCCACTTTGCTTATAATAGTATTCAAATACTTCAATAGCCATCCAGTAATTTACCCAACCATCAAATGCTTGCATAGTTACAGTTAACTCTTTATCAAAAAGTTCTTGCTTAGGTAAGCTGGTTCTAAATCTTCTGGTGTTACCTGGGAAATCATTTTGTGTTACTGGGTCAAAGCTAGGTCCTGGTAAATTCATTGACTGTATACCATAATTAAAATAGTCAATAGGTTCTTTTATCATTGCACCTGGCATTCTATTTAAGTATGGTTTATATTTATCTGAAATTTCCTTAGGTATAAAATTTCTAGGAAATTCAAATTTAAACTGATTATTTCTTGCGCTTAATATCATATCCTATTTATTATGAAATTCGCCTAAAGCTGGTTGGGAAGCTTATTGCATTTTTTGTTGTATTAAAACTTTGATTAGCTCTAGCCGATTGTCTAAAGAATCTTCTATACCTAGCCTTTGATTTAGCTTGGTTAGCCCTAACTGCTAAACTCATTACTTGCAGTTTCTTTTTTCTAGCAAGATCCGCTCTTAATTGAGCATTTCTAGATTCTTCTATTGCCAATTCAGCCTCGGTACTTCCTAACTGATTTGATAGAACCTCAACCTGATCTGCTAATGCAATATTAGAATTTTCTAAAGCTATAATAGTTGAATTTAATTCTTCTATAGTAGATAATAACTCTGCTTGGTTTGCTTCATAATTTAATATCTGTAATTGCAATCTCGCAAGCTCATCTGAATATAAGGCAGCTTGTGCTTCCATTTTGGATGTCATGCTTTCTTGTGCTGCATCGGTTAAGCCTAAGAATGTACCTGTATACAATACACTTTCGTCACTAACACCATTTACATCTTCCATTCTAGTAGAGATATAAAAGTTATTATTATCTAAAGATAAAATCTTTTTTGAGCTTTCTTTGTCTATTCTAAATAATACTTGCCCTTGTGATAAATCGACGTTTTGTACCTGTGTCCAATTAGGAATTCTAATTTCATCATTTTCCCCAACAAAAACTAAAGTAAGGGTACCTACATTACTAAGATCTATTGGTGACTCAGCGGTATTAACGAAAGCCGCAGCTTCATTAGGGTTTTCTTGTTTTTGGTTAGCCGGATCAACAGGAACAGATCCTACGGTATCATCATATAAAGTAAAGATAATATAATCATCAAAAGGTGATATTCGTATTGTACCATCACCGTTAGGTAAAGTTCTAGCATTAGGATCTAATACTATAAATCTCTGAAAAAATTCTTGGTAAGGTTTAGTGGTAGCTACATTTGTTGAAACTCCAATAGGTGCAGTTGATGCCAATGGTATTGACTTTGCTGGTTTTGTAAATGCGCTTACCTTGTTATTCTGTTCCGCCATTGCTTTCTGTTATTGTTTGTATTTTAGCTGGAGATATTGCAGCCTTTACATTTAACTTATCTCTAAATGAAGTTACATATTTAGTTTTTACTACCATTTTTTCAACCACCTTTTCAGTTGTCTGTCCAGGTAACCCAGCACCACCTCCATTATTAACTATAATGTTATTACCATCATCTGCCGCTATCTGATTATATACATTAGCCACAGTAGGAACAACACCTAAATTTATTTTCATTAAACGCCTACCATATTTCTTAACATCAAATGAGGTTAATTTAGCTTGCTTAATTATCTGCGTATTATTTGCTCTATTATAAATTCTTAGAACATAATTAATAGTAAAGGATGCAGCAACAGCACTATTTAAAATAATTGGCCTAAATAATATTGGTTCATTAAATTGTGTAGTCTGAGTAAATACTTGTGTACTAGTTTTTGTAAAAATTGTATCTATCTGTTCGCTTACATTAATTTCATGAAATACTATATTGTCTAATCCACCTGACTCGGCATTTAATTGCATTATAAAATCTTGAAATGTAGAACCGGTAACTTGGCCAGATAATTCAAAATAATCTCCCCCATCTGATTCAATTACACTTGCATATAGATTATCATAAATATCTCTACTTGGTAATGTAACTGAATTAATTTCTTCAACGTTATAATAACTATAGCTATTTTCAATTATAGTTTCATAAATACCTGTTGCTTTAAACGTAATAGTAGGGGTATTTAAAAATCCTTGACCTTCTGTTAATTTATTTCCTAAAGAATTTGTATCTGTAGTAAGGTTAGGCGTATTATTCATAAAGAATAAAGATGGAACCATCCACTCTATATATGATGCGTAAAGTTTATCATTTATTAAAACTGGATCTGGATTAAATACTGGAGTATCAGTCTTTAAGAAATTTATGGAAGATAAATTTAACATTACACCATCTCTCCTTGGAACTAATGTTTCAAATATAATACCGTCATACCCTGTAAAAGAAAACCCTGATATAAAATGTACTCTTATTTTATCATATGCAATATTTTGCTCTGGTGAAAATGATTGTAATAAATTAGCAGTATCAGTTAATAAAGGATCAAAATCATTATAAGGTACACCTATGTCGGTATCTAAATAAGCATACTGAGTTTTATTTTTGTTGATTGCAGCAGCAGAAATATCTGTATAATTACCTATCTCGGCTGAAACATTACTCGTATTAAATAAATAGCTACCACCTGTATGACCATCCCTCATTATATCTATAGGGTAATCAGCACTATTAAGTTCGGTTGGATTAGATTGACTAGTATAAATATACTCTAATAATATTCCGTCCGATAATTGTAAAAATTTAGATGATTCCATTTTTTTATTTATTTACCATTGCAAAAACTTAGGAGTGTAATTTAAACCTACACCAACATAAGGCGCAAATCCATTACCGCTTAGACCAACACCTAGTTGTAATCCTAGTCCTAATGTTTTTCTATTTTGATATTGCAAATCTTTAAATGCCTTACTTCTTTGATCAATTAATATTCCTTCAGCACTATTAAAAGTAGTACCAGGATAGTCTGTTGAAAGATTTACAAATAATTCTTTTGTTTTATTATCTCTTATTAGCGAAGCAGATAAAAATATATTTTGCTTTAGATCAATAGTTGCATTACCAAAGTCTATAGAAGTTTTGCCAATTTCATACGGGACAAAAACTCCTACTTCTCTAAAGCTTTTCCCCCAAGACGCAGTATCCGAAAAAGTTAACGCTGAATTAAAATTTCCTACTATTGTATCAACGACAACTACAGGTACTTCTTTTATAACTTCCTCTATTACGGTTTCCGTTTTTATTACCGTTAATGGTGGCTTTCCTTTTTCGTATTCTAATTCATCTTCAATTTCTTCTAATGATAAATTTAAAGCTCGTATCTCTGCGGCTGCATTACCATTTTTATCAATATAATTTTCTATTGTATCTAATGAAGCTTTCCAATTATTCTCAATTCTACTTGCTTCACCTTTGGCCTCGTCCGTTGCTTGACATTGTCTTAGTAATAAAATACATAACACTACAATACCTCCTAGTAAAAACATTCTTGTGTTTTTAGGATCAGTAAGTATTCCTATTATGTTTTTTAAAATTATCATAATCCTTCTTCGTAAATTTTCATTAACTTATATGGGGTAACATTGCTTTCTCCATATTTTTTAATAAGCTTATCCATAAACGCTTTCTCTTGGTTTTTCATAGTGTCTAATTCCTCAAAAAGATTATCTCTTTTTTCAGCTAAACTTACAATACTTTTTTGCATAAGATCAATAGATGTTTCTATTTGCTTATATCTATCTACAAAATTAGTTAATTCTTTTTTCTCTTTTTTTGTCATTTTTTATTATTTAAATATTATGATGAAGCAATAGGCGCCATGTTATAACTAATGTTATTTTCCTCACCGGATGTTATGAAGCTAATAGATCTTAATGACCATCCTTTTTGAATATTAACTCCACCAGCAGCATTAGCACCATTACCATTATAGAAAGTTTTTTGTCCCATGTTACTAAAGCTAAAATTATAAAGATTAGTTTTCATTATGTATGTAGTAGGGTTCCCTCCAAAGTTAATAATATCAGCTTGGTCTGTTTCAATAAACCCAGCGGATTTTTGTGTTATAACACCACCATTATCCATGTTTTGATAGAAAATATTTAATTTACCATATTGTTCCGCCATTCTTATTGCTCCGGAGAATACAAATTTAGATGGCACCGTATTAACCTCAAGTGTAACTTGCTGACCATGAATCATAGAATCATTATTAAACATTAATCTTAACTCCGCTTCCCAATCAGCTTGGTCTCGTACAGTCATAGAATTAACAGCAGCCGCACTATTTACTGGTGTAAATGTTCCAATGTTAACTTGTATATAAGGAGATTCCACTGTAATATTATATACTCTACCGTTTACATTTGGACTATCCCATAGTGGATCAATATTTACTACTTGAGTACCGTTCTCACCACCAAATATTAAATTATTGCTAATCTTAGTAGTAGTTCCATCTACTCTAAAACTCTCTTGTGAAGGATTTTCCTTTATTCCACCTGAGCCTGAAAACTGAGGAGGTACAGTTTGACCAGTTGTGTTAACAAATAATCCTAATCTATTACCTCCTAGTACACCAGGATTATACTCAGGCTTACCTATGATTACTTGATCAAAACCATCATTATATTGTTGATATTGTACGCCGGCATCTGTATAGTAACTCTGTGCACCCATCTGCCTTACAACTGAACCACCAACTATAGGACTATCTGCAGCTGATGCGTCAGTCCATTCATGTTTATATACAGGAGCATCAATTAAATTAGCAGGGACCGGTGTTAGTGATGCTCCCCAGGTTTCCTTACCTCTATATTGAGTACGTCTATTAGTTCCATTTAACACTACATTTATATTAGGATAAATAGCACTATCGGCGCCTGATGTACCTAGTGTTATATTTTCTGTAGCCTTTATGTTAATATCGCTACTTACACCTATTGCTAATAAATCAATGCTATTTGTATTTTGATTTGTTTGTAAAGTTATACCGCTTGCTATATCCACTTCAACAGAATTAACACCTGTAATTAAACTGGTAAGTACAGAGCTCTGCATTTTTGTAGAACCACCTCCGGTAGTATTAATATGAATATCCCCAGTTCCTGCCGATGTAAGATTAATAAAACCTGTGTTTATTGTATCTAATGTAATGTTGCCATCAACAACTAAAACAGCGCCTTGGGATTTTATATAAGCATCAGATTGTGCAATAAGTTGAATTTGGCTTGAAGACACCAAATCTATAGACCTGGCCTCCGCTACTAAAAACCCATCGGCTGCTGTTGATGATGGTATAACAATATCATTACCTCCCATCTGGAGACGGGTAGTACCACCATCACCAATAGTATTTAAATCAAATTTACCTTTTTGTGAACTACCTAAAGGGTTAAATGAATTAACCGTAACTGCATAATTAGAATTAAAATAAGATGAACCAGAACCACCTTTAGTACCAGTGACATATTCAAAACCTGCACCTGATCTAAAAGACTGTCCTCTTTCAGCCGTTTCTACATTAAACCCAATGGTATCAGTACTACTGCCAACGCCTGTTGGTTGTTTAGGTACCGATATATTTAGAGCATCATCAGAAGTTAGTCTTATTTGTGCTAACTTAGTGTAATCAAGTTGCTCAAAGTTTTCACCTGCCTCAGTTCCGCCCATGAACCGTATAGCGGCTGCACCAGTATTTTTTTGATGTAATAAAAAACTAGTATTAGATGAATCAAGTGTACCAGCAAAGGCATCTACTATTCTAAAGTCTGTTGTTACATTTACACCATTAGGATATGTCTGAATATCATCTGGGCCTGCAATACCAACAGCAAAGGTAGGTACACCTTGGTTGGCTGTAGAAATAGTCTGAGACCCTTGCGGCATCATTGAAGGATATCCTACGTTTTTTGCATTTTGTGAATAATTATTAGGTGCAACCCCACCTGGGTTTCCTGGGTTAGGTGAATTACCAAATTGTGATAATCCTACCGATGCACCAGTTGGACCTTGTGGACCTAGAAGGCTAATGGTCGTAAGTACCCAAGCAGAACCATCATATTCCCAAACATCACCGTTAAATTGAAGATAATAATCTGCCTTTAGCGGAAGTAAAGTTGGTGGAAAATTATTTGGGTTCTTTCCTGGACCTGATACTGAATCATCTTCATACCACTCACTACCTCTTTCTCCTCTACCGCCTATTGGACCAGTAGGTCCTGCTGGTCCGGCTGGACCTAGCGGCCCTCCACCATTAAGGAGCAATTGATCAAAATTAAAATTAATCTTATCAACCGCTTGTGAAACCGTATCCGATGCAATTAATTCTTGTATGGTTATTGCCATTTCATCATTATTTTTTAACTATAGTAATGCTAAATCCAAACGATTCAGTAAAACCCTTTCTTTTGTTATATATTAGGCTAAGATCAAATGGATTTGTATTTAATAATTTTGACCCAATTGAAGTATTAACAGTTAAACCATTTTCTACTTTACCTGCATTATCTAATTCAGCAGTAGAATAATCTAACGGTGTCTTAGCTCTAGTACTCTTAACATAAAAATCAACAGCATCTAATTTATATAACTGTAAAATATTCTGAGTTATGTATCGTTCAACATCATCATCTAATGTATCAATATCACCAAAGCTAAACTCAGGCTTAATATATTTTTTAAACTGTTCTTTAATAGGCCCAGATAAAAATTCAATTAATCTTTTCTGTATAAACATAAAAAATTGAACCGAAGTTTTATTTTCTCTGGTCATAAATGTTCCTTCTATTAAACTAGGTTGTTTTATTGCATCTTTAATTGCAACAGGTTCATGTAAAAATGTTTCAAGTGTAATTTCTTGTGGAACTTTTAAGTATTTAGAACCTAAGAAAGATTTTTTCTCAAGCATAGCTCTTGTACCTATAATAGATTCAACTTCAGATTTATCTATACTTTTTCTAAAATAAGATGGTTCCCAGTTTGAAGAAAAGATATAAAAATCTCTTTTAGCTATACCTATTTCATTAATGAGAGGATATAGGCTTAAGAATGCATCCTCGGTTGATAGCTCTAATATTGTAGAAGGATCTTCTTCATTTACTTTATGGTAAAATAAATTCTTTAGTTGTCCAAAATTTTCAACATCAGAACTATTAAACTGAGTATTTTTATATCTACATAGAGATTTTACCTTTTCTTTATATATGCCGTCCTCTGCAGGGGGGATAACAACAAACTCGGCGTAAGGATCTCTAAAATAAAACAATTCTTTAGTGGTTGGTTGATAAGTACCTGCATGTCTACCGATAGGTGTTATTCTTGGTTTTGTCTGAAGCGATAAATCATAACCTATAACATCAGTAAGATTAAATTTAGTAGGTTTAGCCGGATCTGGTAATCTTCCTATATAAATTGACTTTAAAATATCAGCCTGTGCTCTAAGCTCTATAGAAAAAGTTTCTGCCATTGTACCATCAGGCGAAAGAACTCTATTACCGTCTTTATCAATAGTTTCATATATTATTCCTGGTGCACCTTGATTAATAAATCTAAACAATGTAGCAAAACCAACATCATTTAACCTAGATTCGTATGTATTAAATCCACCACCTATAACAGTATAATTTGCACCTTTTGCTTCAATTATAGTTGGTTGTAATCCACCTGGGACAAAATTAAAACCATTTTTTGTAATAGTTTTAGCAAATAATTGAGTATCACTTATGACTTTAGTAATGTCTTGGATAATATAAGTATCTATACTAGGCGCTGTACCAATTTCCATTCTTATAGAATTAAAAGTACCATCAGCACCGATAGTAACATCACGTAAAAATCTACTTTCATTTCCATCAGAATCACTAGTACCTTGTATTAAGAATGCCTCCACTGATCCGTTCCAACCTGATGCACTAAAATTAATTGCACCTTGTAAAGGACCATTTAAATAAACATAATCACCACCGGAGATAGATGGCTCACAATCATCTGGTGCAGGCTTATTCTTAAATAAACTTTTATAAGAATACAATGTTGTTCGGTCTATACTCTGGTCGCCTGCGCCATTTATACAATCATTTTCTAATTGTAAGAATATCATCATAACAACAGTTTTCCATTTATCATTTTTTACAAATTTTACCTGAGTCTCTGGTTTATTTGGTGCATTAGGTATCATCATAACAGAAAATCTATAATCATTAAATCTACCATCATTAACATATTTTAAAGACCTAGCATTAAAATTAGGTATAGCTGAAGGATCTGCTTTTGTTTTTGCAATAATCCTAACACCTCTTAAAAATGCTTCAGCAAAATTCTTTTCATCACCACCACTAAACCTACCATATCTTAACTGTCTATCAACAGTATTTACAATATTACCAACAGCCCCAGTAGTAAATCTGTCAATAATAAAATAATCATTAAAATAATCTCTATTAATTTTTTGAAATGTACCTGGTGAATATGTTGCACCAGTTAAAGGGTTATCTTCTGTTGAGTCAACTGGTGCATTATCGATATAACTCCATGAACTTTTTATAGCGTCATTGTTAAAGTAATATGGAAATTCACATAAGTAATACCACTCATGAGTAAACCCTTCTGCATCTTGACCTAAAGTATATTTAGACGGTGCAAAATTATTTTGGCTAAATGCTTCATTAACATTTAAACTATAAGGTAAGTTTCTAACATTCTTACCATCATTTAACCAAGACCATTTATTAATATATGGAATAACCCTAGATGCTACAGATTGCTGTCTTAAAAAATTCTCTTCTAACCTATCATATTCTGAAGAAATAACAGTATCAAAATCTTCATCAGGATCAGCATCCCTAAGTAACCCTACTAATTTAGAAAATCCACCAGCGCTATAAAAATCTCTAACATTAGGATTTGAACTAATATTTAAATAATCGCCAGTCGCGTTTTGTACATTATATTGATCGTATTCATAATTTAATTCACCCATTTGGCTGTACATAGTACTGAAAAAATCATAATCAAAATCTCTCATAGGAAATATTGAAAATCTACCAAACGAAGGTTTATAATCAGAATATAATGCTACCTGACCACTATTGGTAACATTTATTTGATTATCATTTAAAGTTATTATAACATACTCATCAACATCTTTATAACTTGTAACAGTTCCTGCATTATTTTTTACAGGGTTTTCTAAATAAGGAACCCAATCACCTATTTCGGCATATCCATTTTTTGACTGAATCCAATTACCTAAAACAAATCTATCTTGATCGCCATTAGCAACTCTTAATAAAGAAGAGTTTACATCATTACCACCAACAAAGTTTTTATTATCATCTACTATTGTAGTAAGTGGGTATGTTACAAGATTGTTTATTTGTAAAGGATATTCAAAGTAGTTAATTTTAAAATTAAGTCTATTAAATCTACTTCCACCAAACCTAGATTGAACATACACAGTATCATCATTATAAGATGCAACAAAGAATCTTTTCTCTGGAGATATACCTTGGTTTATAGCATTAGTTAATGCTTTGGCAATTTCTTGAGGAGTTCCGTACGGATTAAAAAATTGCATTTTATTAGATCCGGGTGTTGGCGCCTCTAATGAAGTAGCAGCAACTTCCCCTACTAAATCTATACCATCATAAAATGTAATTTTTAAACCGTCTATTAATTCATTATCAATTTTAAAGTAGGAAGTAGCTTTACCTTTTCTTTCAATAATTTTTGCATCAGCAAAAGTATCAGGCTGCTTAAACCCAGTAAACTTAGATACATCAACAGTAGTGTCAAATAATCTAACTTGATTATCGCCCCACGTTGAACCTTTTTTAATTGTATGAAAATTATCTTCCTTATCTTTTACATAAAAGATTGATTCGACTTCATCTACTCGTTTAGGTGTAGGAAGTCCTGTAACAGTTTCAGTTTTTGCAGGGTCAAAGAAAAGTAAAACACCTGCACTATTAGATATTTCAAATGGTGTATTTAATTGCTCGGAAACTTCAGTCACTGATGTTATTTTAGGTAACTGCGTTTTTTCTGTATTTTTGTAAAAGCCTTCACCTGATATATCAAATAAACCTTCCTCTACTTCATTAACATATAATCCAAAATATCTGTTCATTGAATAATCAGAAGCAGTTTCATCAGTAAACAGAAATTCCATATTAATTAAATTAGCAACCAAAACATTATTTCTCTCAAACCCTTCAGTAAAAAAGAATTCATTTTGTATAATAGTAGCGTCTTGTGTAACTATTCCATCATATGAAAAACTACCTGCTGAAGTAAACCCACCTTTAGCATAATTAATACCTGCCCATTGCATAGGCTCATCCTTTCTCCATGATATATTTAAAGGAGATGTCGGAAATGACTCTTGTGATCTATAATTTCTAATATAAGATCCTAATAAACTATCTGTTGTTAAATCAAAAGTTTTTATAGCTGTACAATTCTCTAAGACGTTTTTTGTAAATGCTGAAGAAGTTTGAGCTAAATCTGAATTTGTATTCTGTAATGATTCTTGAATATTATTAACCGCAGCTGGATTATCTATTCTGAATATTACAAACTTTTCAGGAATCTGTTCGTTTAGCCATATAGGGGCTAACATTCCTAGATCTTGTGAATATGAATTAGATGAAACTGACCTAGTACCAGCAGAATAAAACATTTCATACTGGTTTTGATACTGAGATAATACAGATATGTCTTGGTATTCTTGAAAGACTTCATATGCTAATTCCGCAGGAAACTTTCCACCTTGAAAGAATTTCCAAACATCCCTATCATAAGTATCCTTACCACTTAATTTAAAGGCTTTAAATGTAGAAGATGATAATTCTGTATTTGCACTAAATGATTCTAGATATAAATTATCGCCGTCACTAACCAACTTAACATTACCAGTTAGTTTAGGATTAGTTCTAGCTATACTATAGGATGCTTTATCAAATAAATTTTCAGCCATTTAATTTTCACTTTTTTTATTTATTCACAAAACGGTTAGTGAAAATTAAACTCTTATTGGACATTCCCATTAAAATTACCACCACCATCAAACATATCACCAGTAAATAAACCTTTATTGAAGCCACTGAAGGAACCTCCGCCACGACCTCCTCTTCTTACAGGCTGATTGACTCTAGTCTGTGTAACTGATGGGCTTAATTTTGTTAATACTTTTTCTAAATCATTTAACCCTTTAGTTACTGTTTTTGTTGGGAATACATTTATGTTTAATTTATTTGATCTATATTTTGCAAATACCTCAATGTCATACTGATACGGGTCTTGATTATTTGGATATACATCAAATCCTATTTTCTTTGCGTAGGTTAAGTTTGTAGTAGATCCGGTAGAATCACCGCCAATATTACCAAGACCACCGTCAGCTCCGGAACCCGTTCCAAAATAATCAGTCATCCTATATTGGAAAACCATAGGTATGTTTATTGAATTAGATTGTCCAAATTTTATTGATTTACTTGATTGAGCAGAATCTCCACCTGTTTGTAAATTTTCATGATCATCAGCTGATATAAAAAGATAAGATCCACAGCTTTGTTTTCCTAATGTATATTGATCAAAGTTTTCAAACGAAGATTTAATATTTCTACTATACCCAGCACCGCTATTAACTAGATTAGGATCACCTGCTTGGCCTAATGTTGGAATCGCAGTAATAGATGGACTGCCTTCTAAAAACTGAGTATTAGGCCAAATCACACCACTAAAATCTGCTGAGTTAGATAGCGCTGTTAAATCAATAGTATTTTCATTTAAATAAATTGCTTGTGATTTACCTAATAACGCATCGGATGTTAAATTTATAAATCTTGATTGTCTAAACATAACATTCGCGGTTCCATTACCACCCGAAGAAATAGATGTACAAGCGATTCCTGGTCCTGCTGGGATTGTAGCTGGCAATACAGTATTACTTGTGTCACCAGTTAAAGTCTCATAAGCTTTTTTATATGCTACATAACTCTGTACCCATGGGTGAGTTATTTGTACTTCTAATATATCATCACCAGGACCTACTGGGTAAGTACTAGCGGAATAAGGAGTTCCATCATCATTAAAACCACCACCCCAAATAAACTCTCCAGCTACAGTTGAACCAGTTGAGTTATTTCTACCGAAGAAGTTTTCGGCAGTATCCAAGTTAAATGTAAAAAAGGAATCATTTGGTCTTCTATAACTGTAAAAGTCCTCTTCAGATGAAACGTCACTAAATCTACTATTTATAAATTGGTTTTTGTTTTGTGTTGATTGAAATGGTGCTAACGAAGTAGTTTGACCATATCTTGTTGCACCTTTTACATCAGGGTTAGATAATACGATAGGGGTAAGATCGTATTTTCTTATTGTATTATAATCCGAATCATCAGTTTTAAATGTTGGCTGATTATTACTTTGATTTGCCTGGCTATTATCTAACCATGAATATGTAGCAGGTAATATAGTAGTACCGCCTGTGATAGAACTAATATTACCAGCATAATTAGGATTTTCTGATTGCTTAACCATTCGGCTTCTGTTACCAGATATCCTGGAAATTAATCTTAATGTAGTCTGTTCATTATTTGCTAAATTAATAAAGAAGGTCTTAGATATAATAGCACCTCTTGGATCATCGAGATTTTGTACTTCCTGTGCATAGAATCCAGCGAATACTTTTGTTACTGAATTTCGTTTTAGATTTTGTACATTACCTTGATCATCAATTAATGTAACCACTAAATTACCTTGTGCATCCGCGAGTAATTCTTGGAATAAATCTAACTGAGCTTGCATCTGCTGTAGCTTAGTAAATAAATCGATAGGTGTTTGGTTCTCTGATAAAAATCCTGAAGCAATTACTGGACTAGAATGAGCAAAATAATTTTCATTAGCAACAAAGGAAGTACTTAAATGTTCCTGTATTCCCATTTCATTTAGATCTTGCTCTAATGATACTTTAGCTAAATCTTGTTGATTTTGATTTATGATAGCCTCTGTTGCATTATCAGAACTAAGATCAGTAGGAAATGAAAGAATAACAGAATTAGACCAGTCACTTTCTAGCGGGTTTGATGGCCATCCTGCTTCAGATATAGATTTAACCTGAACTTCAACCTTTTCACCTTTTCTGATAGGAATATCTAATTGATTAATATTAACAGCATCTGCATTATCATTGCTAATCTCAACCCACTGATATACTCCAGTTAAAGAACTTTTAGCTCTAGGTCTTAATGTACTTTCTACAATGTTATAATTTGAAAATGCACCTTGTGTATCACCTGACCCATCCTTAAAAGTAAATTGGTCTACAGGGTTAGCTGCACCGTCATTTGATAAATATCGGTATCTAGTTTTAAACTTAACAATTGATTGTAATCCAGTGGCAGGAGTTGATTTTTCTTCTGGCATTGCCCAAAAACCTCGAGCTCTATATTTAGGAGTAATACTGGACACTGAGTTATCTTTAGCCTTAGCATCTATTTCCTTAACGACTGAAGAATATAATTCAGCCTGAGATGACCTCTCTGTAATTAACCCTTGTAATGCATTTTTATCAGCATCTCGCTCTACTTCTGTTTTGTAATTAGTAGTCTGTATTTTAGTTCTACTCTGAGATATAGCACCATCCAATTCTTTTAATGTAGCTTCTATTGTATTTTTCTGATTATTAAGATCAGTAAGTTCAACTATTGAAGATGACTCACTTACTTGACCATTAATTAATTTAACTGAAAAGTCACTATCATTTAAAACAGGTGCATTAGGTTTAACGCCTTCTCTTGTTGTTGGTATTTTATCATCAGCAAAAGAAAGAAGCATTGAACCAAAATCTATTGCGCTTTGTTGGTAATATTCTGAAAGAGTTTGTTCAACACCATTAGCATTAATCGTAGTCAATGTATTGGTATAATATCCACTACCTGGGGACCAATTAACAGCAGGTATTTTGGAGTTAGGGTCGATAGGCTTTACAAAGGTAATACACCTTTCATTAAATCCAACCGTAACATCAACTTGAACATTATCTTCTAATGCAGATGCAATCTTTAATACATCCGCACCAATCCTAACAGGATCAGAACCTTCAACTAATTCTATTATAACTGTATTTGTACTGGAATCAACATTTGTTACTTTATATCTGGTACTTATTGGATTAGACATAACCTCTAAACTATCACCTACTGAAAGTTGAACAGTGTCATCAAAATCAGCCTCTGTATCGGTATAAAAAATCTTGTTTAGTTTATATTGTTTCCTTTGTGTCGTCACGGTAGCACCGTTTACTACATCAGTAGAAGTAACGTCCGATATTCTTAGTACACTAAAGGTTCCAGTATATCTTTTAACCCTTGGCGGCAAATCTACAACATCTTCATCTAGTACGTATGAAACATTTCTCTCAACAATTTGCTGTAAGAAATCATCATAATTTATATCAGCTCTACCATTATAAGTATTATTAAAAAAGTTAATCTTACTCTGTGTATTGGTATTTAGTATGTATCTTTGGATTATTGCTCTTTCAGTATCTATAGGTACTTGGCCTGTTAAATCAAATGATACATAAAGAAGAGGATTAATTAATTCTTCAAAAAACCAATTAGGCTTAATATTAAAATTTTCAATTGAATTGATTGAAGTTAAATCTTGTGCCTCTGTTGGTAATTTAGCTAATACTAACTTTCTAAAAGTACCGTCGGATAATCTTATTGAACTATTTTGGCCACCAACATTTGTAATAGTATCAATATTATTCTGTAATCTATCTACTGAATTCTTAAGGAATCCAAAACTAGGAATAGTTACTCTTGAATTGGTTCCATCATTATTTTGTATATTAATAGTTACCGACTCATTACTTGAAGTTATGGCCTGATTAACCTTCTCAAAACTTTCTAAAGAATTATTAAAAAGTCTAAGAAGCTCTGGTAGCATTGTTGATATTGAATTGTTTTCAGCCATTTATTTTTCTTCTTTCTTTTATTATTTATTTAATGATATCAAATACGAAATTTAGAATACCTTGCTCTGTACATATAAATTCTATTATAGGCCTTTTAGAAATTTCTGAATTTGGAATAACTCCTACTGAAACTCCAAATGAACCATTATTAAGCCTACTTGGTGCATCAGTCCATACTCTTATATTTCGTGAACCTATATCCAAATTGTTATTAAAAGCTAACCTAAAAGTTTGACCAGTTTTCCACTGTATCATAGTGTCATCTATATAAATATTTAAATCCCCGCCTGCTTCATTAACAGTATCTAACCTCATCATGTTAGTATAGTTAACTAATTCAGTAAATACTTGTGGAACCGCTACATTTAAATTTAATGGATTTAAAGCATCTATAACTATTTCACTAGAATCAAACGGTATTACAAATGAATACTCTTGTGTAGCTAATGATAATGTTATTAGATTAGGAGTATTAGTATCAACAGTTATACCAGGACCTTGTCTTACAACATCTGTATTATACTGTAATGATACTGGTACATTGCCATTTGCTAATCCTTGTATCTCGTCAGAGTTTTTAGCAATAAGATCAAGTAATACTGTGTCATTGGCAAAAGCTAAGTTTGCATTATCTAATTGATCTTGGACACTTGTGATTTGTGCTTGTAAAGAAGTTAGATCAGCTACATTAGTTATTTGATTTTCTAATGCTTGAACCTTTTGATCTAATGTAGATATTTCTAATTGCTGGGTTTGGAATATTTTTGCTGATTCTTGTAACTGTGCAGTCGCTTCACTGAAGAGCTGCATTGAAAATGTATTATAGTCATTAACAATTGTGTCGATGCCGGCCGTTCCTGGCGAAGCATCAAATCGTAAATTGATTTTAAATCCATAACTATTTCCATTTTGCCCTGTAACTTTATTAGGTTTATATTTAGGGTATCTTTGAATATAACCACCATCTGTTGTTGGTGTAATATTATCTACTAATAAAATACCATAAAGGTTAGTAACAGTATTTGCAGTGTTACTAGTATCTACCATATCATAATAAACTAACACGGCGTTAAATTCAAATGTACTTGCTAAATCAGTTCCATTAAATTGTGCTATTGTAGCAATACTAGGATCAGTTATTATCTGTTCATAATCATTAGGAGTAAAGTCAACTGAAATACCATCTAATTGGTTTCTAACATATGCAGATCCTTCAAAGCCAGGAGGGTTTCCATAATCAGCCTTATACTTTCTTATGTTTATATTGGCACTATTTGTAAATGTATTCGGTTCAGTAAAATATGATTGTGTTAATGTTGGTGGATCAGGTTGATTCATCCAATTTGCATTAGGGTCGGTATAACCTCCATTCGCAGGATCTCCTAATAGGGCATCATCATAATCATAAAAAGCATTAATACTTAATCCTTGTGGTTGTACTGTACTTGGTCCACGACCTAATATAAATTCATCTTTACCAGTTATCTTTAAGCTAGGTTGGTAATTAGCATCAGAAATAGAATCAAATAAAATAGTTGGTGTTCCACCAACTTCAGTAGGTACATTAATATAAAGTTCCGTATAAGCTTCACCTGCTTTATCAACATTATTAACAATATCAATATCACCTACGTATTTTACAACTCTTCTGTATTGATAATCACCGGTCGTTTGTTCATCTTCTTCTACGAAAATAGGTCGAGCTATACCAGGATTTTTTTCTAAATTAGTTGCAGGTCTAAATCTGATTGCACCAGTCTCTTTCATCCATTTAAAGAATACTCTCTCGGCAACAGATCTTTGCGTTGTGTTGTCATATGAAGCATCACTAATAATTAACTCTTCCAAATTCAGCGCGTAATTCTGAAGACTTTCAGTAAAGTTAACATTAGGGTCAGCTTTTAAACCACCACTTGAGATCATACCATCAATAGTATCAAACTGCATGTAGTTTTCATAGCTATCAAAACTTACTGGATTAAGTCTATCAAAATCCGGTATATTTAAAAGCACAAACTTAGAAAAGACCAACTTAAGCTCATCATTGTTAAGGGTCTTTGAGAGATCTCGTGCAGATGAAGAGAAGGTATAAAATGTACCTCCATCCGCCTGCGGCGTTTTAATTAAAGGCGTCGTTGCCATGTATCGTTTTTCTTTTTATTAACTAATTGTATATCCAGTTCCACCTACTAAGAACCAAACACCATTTCCTGTTCCATCATCAACACATAATAAGTGAGCAGTTTCACCTAAGGCATCTAACTCAATCTTAGTATTACTAGGAGCTATGCCAGGTAATACTAATGGGGTAGATGCACCTTGGATATTAACTACACCAGTTTGTGCTTCAGAGTATACAAAAAATATTTCTTGACCAATTGCACCATCATTTAATTGAATAGTTATTGGTACTGCAGTACTATTGCCAACTCTCTCCACTGTATATGGTGGTATTGCTGTACTCGTACCAACAGTAATTACACCAGGAGAACCTGTTGCAAAACCATCATTTAATGTTTGTGGGTCTACATCATTTCTAAATAATCCGCCACCGTTAAGATTAAGATTACCTGTCATACTAACATTAGTTAATACATCAAATGTAGAAGCATTAATGTCTAACAGGACAGTACTTAACCCTACTCTTAATGCTTCTGTTTGTACATTTTGTAGATTGTTAAGTGTTCCTGCTGTGGGGTTAAAATAAACCTCCATTGCATTAATTTCACTTGTCAAGATATTGAAGTTATCATTCAATACCAGTCTGGATCCGGATAACGAATCTGTTCCAAGAATTTCTGTTACGCTAATTGCCATTTCTTTTCTTTATTTAATTACTAGAATATTTCTATCCTTTTTATATTTATTCCCATTCGTATCTGTAAGTTCAAGAGTGATTTCATATTTCCCTGGAATCTTAAACAGATAAGTTAAGTATTTACTCTCAAAATATATATCGGCCACGCTGGAGTTAGTTGTATTCTTAATTATCCATCTAGGCTGGCCTTTACCTGGAATCTTACATTTATCATAAACAAACATAAGCCATGTCATCTTAGGTAATACCTTTCCATCATTAATAAACTTAGCAGTATTCCATGTTGGGTTACTGGATATACTTTGTCCCTTTCTATAAATTAAACTAGGACAGTTATCATCTCCAGTTGGCCACGGTGAGCCGGTTCCAGTAGAAGGACAAACATTATCACCATCTGCATATACCATATCCACTGATTTAAAATCACCACGCAACCCAAAATATCTACAGACTGCTTGTACAAACATTTGATTATTAGTTGCGTCATATACAACATTGTATACATACTTGTTAATAATAGGATCTGTGCTTACATTTAATCCAGCGGCAGCATCAGCCAATGTAGTTACAGTTGAGTCAAAATAATGTTCCGCTGTCACACCATTTAAATCTGTTATTTGTAAATAAGTTTCCGGCTGAACTTCTTTAAATTGAAAGAATGCAGGAGTATCACCTGATGTACTGGTCATATCCCACCATAAATGATAAGTATCATTCCATCCTCCGGTTGTTAAATTTTTCCATTGGTAAGGTCCACTAAAACTAGCTTTACCATCATCTTGGTAATTTAATAATTGAAAGTCTGGTGAAGTCCCTAATCCAAAATTATTAAGTATAGCATTAACTCTATCTAATGATTCATATAAGCTAGGGCTTTCCTCATCCCATGTAACTGTTGGTGCTATAGGTAAATTCCATAATGAACCGTAATCATTCCAAATATATTTTGCTTCACTATTCCAACTGTAGTTTGCCTTTCTTGCCTGATACCATCCAGAATATTCAACCTCTCTACTTTCTACACAAATAAAATCAGTCTTAACATTAGATGAAATGTTATTATACAAATCAAATAGCTTCATCTCAACACTATATGTTCCAACATACGGTAATATTATTGGTAACTTATTATACTGTGATAGAGGTCCTCTAAATACTTTATAATATGATGGTGAAATATCAGTTTCTTCTTTATAGATAGTCCATTCTATTTCTTCAAAATTTCCTCTTTCAATACCATCCCAAGTAAATAATGTTTCTCCAGGTAATTGATTGAATAGCAATTGTGAACCGTATATAGATTGGCAAGTAACATTTAACCTATCTACATTTTGTCCAAATACCCTGATGACATCACCGGTAACGCCAGTCTCTTTTGTCACATCCCAGAATATCCAAGGCTCAGTAAAAGAATCTATCAATAAAATTAATTGATCATATAAAGCATTTCTTACATCAGTATCAGTGTCTCCTGCAACTGCAGTATATGTTGCCCCAGTATTTGTATCTGGATCGTTGATTGTAAATACATCACCTGCAACAACACCCTGTGGATCAATATCAAATGTAAAGAATTTATTTGCATCATTTAATTGATTCCATGTAGAATCTACATTATCCCATGTTATATTATTAAAAGAATCATTTTCTAAAATTGTCATTGCACCAATAGGAATACCTGGTTTATCTGGTAAATAATACGAAGATTCCCCATCAGGCCATGCGCCTACTCTATTTAAATTAGGTGCATATCTAGTAAAGTATGCTAAGAACGCATCAGCTAAAGCTTCCACTGTAACATTACTACCATCATAACCACTACCTAAAGAACTATTTAAATCAGGGCCTATTGGTGATGGTGGTAAAACTTCTCCAGGATAAATAGGTCCTAGTAATAAGTTTCTCCCTATTGCATTTGCTGGTGATAAAGGGGCAACATAAGCATTACAGAAATTAACTATAGCCTCATCTACTATACCTTCTGATGCTATACAAAATGAAGTAAATGATCTTAAATCTTCCATAAGTATACAATCATTAGTTGAAAGTTTAAAGTTTGTATCTATACCTGCTACAATTTCTTTTTTATCATTTCTACTTAATGTGTTGACAACTTCTAAGAGACCGAAAAAATCAGCTTCACCTGTTATATCTTTAATTCTTGCATTAAGAGGTAAAAATTCATTTTCTAATTTTTTCTTTAATCCAAATAATTTAATTAAAATCTCCTCAATAGTAAAATCGTAATTTTCCTCTGTTATAGGTAACGACTCTTCATCAAACCTGTCAGGTATAATATTATTAATTCTATAGACTAAACTAAATAAACTAGTTTTTCTAAATTTTTTATTAGGTAAAGTTATTTTTTTATCATTTAATTGGACTGTAGGATTACCAATGTCAATGTTATTACTCATAATGTATTTTCCAAACATTGGTGAATTAGCATCAACGTTCTTCCAAAACTCTCTAACCTTTAAAGTATCATAACCAAAAAACTTTATAGCATTAGTTAAACCTTTATACGATCCAATGAAAGGGTAAATATTTGAACCCTCCATCATAATCTCTTTTCTCTTTAAATTAACTTCGTCAAAATCAGGAAGTAATTCTTTAATATTAGTATTTCTAAATATCTCACTATCAGACTCTAAAATATTATAACCCATATTCTGAGTCATTACTTTTAATCTTTCATCTTCACCTGTAGTTTCTCCGTAAATTAATATTTCTGCTATAGACTTACCAGTGCATTCATCCTTTATGCATAAAGTTCTTTTAAATGTATTTTCAGTTTCGGATCTTATCGCAATATTAATCTGTAGAGCCTCAGATGTAATTTTATCCGTAACAGTGTAACCTTCTGGGTCAATAGTTTCTGTAGGATCTGAATTTAAAGGTATTTCTAATTCTGTTATTATTTGTAAAGGTGGACCATCAGGTTCCATTTCTAATGAAGTCTGTGTACCTGTATCAAAGTCCATATTAAATTGAAATAAAAATATTTCTTTAGGATCTGTTGTACTCCACTCTGCTTGCCAATTACAAACACCTCCAGTAGATCCAGGAGTACCAGTGGCTACTTCAACGCCATGAGGAAAACCAAATTCTTTTAAATTTGTAGTTTTATTTACAAATTCTTCAAGTATAAATATCTGACCAACTTCAAATAGACCAATAGATACCTCAGGCAAGTACATAGTACCTGACCACATATCTTCAGACTGGTTATAATTAAAGTTAAGATACTTACCGTTCTTATCAAAGAAATTTAAATGTTTCCAATTATTAACCATCTTAATTTATTTTTTGGTAGTCTTTAGGTACGCCAAAATTATAATAAATTCTTAGGTACTTTACTTTATTAATCCAAAATGTCATAATAGGTTTTAAGTAAGAATCTAAAAATGTAGATAATCGTTCATTCCTAAACATATAATTAGAAAAAGAATTTTTCATAAGATTCTCGTTATAATCATTTCCTAAGTTTTTTAATTCCCACCCCTCTTCGTAAGTGGCTTTATAAACACTAGGCATACCTGTTCTTTTCTCTGTGGCTTTATTCATTTTACTTACCTCTTATTGCTTTTAACGTTGGGTTATCTTTTAACCTTCCAGTGTTAGTACTCCTTGAATTTCCGGAAGTGGCAATCGTAGTTCCTCTACTTCTCTTAAGATCATTAAACTTAGACTGTTGAGTTTTATTATAAAGGTTGTTAGGAATGCTACCTTTAAAGAATATGTTAAGAGAACTGATTGCATTTTTATTAGGTGTATCTTCATAATAGGTTCCGTTTCTATCATCCCAACCACCTCTTATTATTGCCAAGTCTTCTGGGCCAATAACTACATCACCAAATTCATCTAACCCTAAATTAGGATCTTCATCAGCATTTAATTTTATTTTATTAGTTTCTATTAATACTCTCTGGTCTGTAACAGGATCCGTACCATATACCGGTACTTCATAAAATCCATCGGCTATAGCCTTTTCATTTTGTTCTGATACAAAAAATACATTTACAGAATCAACCCCATCTACATTTTCAATAATTGAAATTATATCTGATCTAGGAATTCTGTCTCTCCTATTAATGTATATAAAATATGTACTGAGTTGTTCTCTTATAGATGCATGCATTTCATCTTTATCAAATCCCTCAACATATCTTATTACAATATTCATTGCATATCTTTTAATTACAGGATCATTAATTCTAACTTCAGCAGTAACTATTTGTCTACCGCTTTCATTTAAAATTTCATATACCATTTCTTTTTCGTCAGCTGTCAATGTAAATTCTTCAACAGGGACATTGAAATAATCTTTATCACTCGTTATCTTTTTAGCAATGTCTGGGATAAGAAATAAGTATATAATATTATCATCATCCAAATATTGATCATCCTTAGTATTATATGCATCCACGAATGAAAAGAAGTCATACTTACTTAAATAGTAAATATAGTTATTAGGATTTGCTAATACAAATGAGTTACTTTGATATGGCGCAATTAACCTAGTAAATGTAGGGTCTTCACTATCAGAACCAAACATAGGGTTTCTAACAATATTTATAGCTAATACATCATCAAGATTTACTTCATTACCTTGTGCATCTGTTGCAGGATCTTTAAATTTTAAATCTAAATTCTTACCACCTATATTACCGGCAGATCCTCTAGTTTTTACATATTTTACTTTTATGATTGATCCTAATGCAGGCGGTTCACCAAATTGTTTATTACCAAAGAAAACTGTTATTCCACCATTTACACTAGTTTTAACCATTACTGATTCTTCGCCGTTATTCATATCATATAATGAATTAACATTTTTCCAAAGTTTGCCATCAACAAAAACATCTACCATATATTGATCAGTAGGATCCTTTGTAGTTAAATTATAACTTTGTAAATCTAACCCAGTACCAGTAAATGTTTGATCTTCTATTTCCCCTTGGATTAACTCCACGTTTACAAATTCTCTTGTGGTTTTTTCTAATCTAATATAGTCACTATCAAATTTTAAAAAATAAGATAAACTATTTTGACCAACTTCTAATTCTGTGTAATTTAATATCTGAACAAAATCCCCTTCAACTGTAACTGCTGCTGATGTGTTTAATCTTAATCCAATTATACCTTGTGCCGATATTCCTCTAGTAGGATCGTGCCCAGTTAATCTAGATAATCCATAGATTGATTCAATATTTCTTGCTCTACTTATATTAAGTTCTGTTGCAACAGCTTCAATGTAAAATAAAATTAACTCACCTAAGTTTGCAACAACAGTAAGTATTTGGCCAAATGGTGAAGCAGGTGTAAACACTTCCCCAGCCTGATCATACTGACGCTGCAAATACTGAAATGCATCAAAGAATAACTCTGTTGCTTTTATTCTTGTTTTACTAAAAAATGACATTAACTATTTTATTTTTATTTTAAAATAAAGCCCCAATGACTCTCTCCTCATTTATGTAAATATCAACTAAACAACCGTTTCGCTCAACGGTGCTATAAAATTGTACTCTAACATCTAAACCAAATGCAGAACTGCTACTGTTTAAACAGTATGCCTGAATTTGATTGCTAATTCTCTGTGAAATAACAGATTCATTTAATACCAAAGAAAAGACAAGATCATCTAAATTACATCCCATATTAGGAGAACCTAAAACATCACCTTGCCTTGTAAACAAACAATTTTCTATTTTAAGAATAAGTTGCTGCAATTGATCTGTCACCTCGATTACATCATCATTGTACTTAGGGGCATCTATGTCTCTACTGTATATTTCTTTTATCATTGAGAATATTCTTTTATTATATATTCTCTACATTTTTTGAGGGTATTAGATTATATTTTATCCAGTGAAAAAATAATCAACACCTTCATCGCCCTTTATCTCTTCAACTATAGCATCAACTTCATCTCTACCTTCGCCTGAAATTAAATCATAATTTATAGTAATGTTACCTGGTAGGTTAAATTGAAATGTTCCTACAATTCTAGCTAATTGAATTTTAGCCATACCACAACAGTATCTTATAAAAGCTTCATCTTGGAAAAGGTCACAATCAGGGATTGTATTATAAACTTGAAATATACATGCCCCATTCTTTGGTAGCTCCCCCATAAATCTAAACTTTTTAGTTAGCCTATTATAGTTATATGATATCTGAGCCTGTAAAGCCTGTCTTGCATTATCAATAAATTTTGAGTTAATTACATAATACATTAATTCCTCGGAGCCTATACCTGCACCATATACATCAGAGTAAATAAATTTATCTAATGAAAAATCCGGATCACCTGCAGAAAATGAGTTATCTCCAAAGCCACCGTCTTCACCTGAGAATCCATTTATTTGGAATACATTATTTACTGCCCAAACAGTTGAAGGCATTTTAACAACTCCTCTAGGATTATTAACATCCTTTTCTGTTAATACATTAGGGTTAGCTCCTGTAGTGTCATTGTGACTAATACCTTGTCTGAATGCAGCTTCTCCCCATGCGCTTCTAGGTAACGCAATAAACATTTCTTCAACGCTATCTTCATATATTTTATAAAAATAATCTTTAGCCCTACTTATAATATGAGCAAGCTCTTTTTTAGGTACTGTAAAAGGTATTTGGCAACCTACTGTTAAGTCGTCATTAATCTCTTTGATTAATGCATCTAAACATTCTTGTGAATCTGGGTTACACCAGCTTTTATTTCTAGCCATATCTTTACTTAATTTTTTCTATTTCTATTACTTCAGTATTATCGGCAAATCTTGCAAGCGGAGTAGCTCTACCCTGTCTAAATATACCGCCTACCATCTCTCCGCTAAATACTCCTCTCTTACCAAACACATAACTGTTTTCACAAATTACATTTTTGCTAACATATGATTCTTCTATTTTGCAATCCTCGGTAACAGTAGCACCAAAAAGATTTGATTCAAATACAGACGCATTTTTTAAATCGCAGCCAAAGATATCACAATTGACAATATTACCTTGGATAACTGAATCTACAATATCAACTCCATTTATTTCAAAACACCTCATAAGTTTAGCATCCTTTATCTGTATCTTACCGGTATCAGCATCATAATTAATTAAACCTTCATTCATATCAGCCTTAGTAATAAGATCAAAAATCTTTTCTCTAATTTTAGGGTAATACATTTCAATAATTTGATCATAAGTCTGGAGATCTATCATTAAATGTATTTTAGGAAATTTTTCTTTAAATGAAGAATAGGTTCGATAAGACTCAATAACAGTTTTATGCTTTTCTAAAATCTTGTCTAAAACTTTTAAATCTGTTTCGTTATATTGTGGGTTAACCAATGTTTCATATAATGAAGTGATAAAATGCTCGGTCATTGAAAGTATCGTAGAATACTTCTTTTCATAATCAGCTCCACCAAGATACCTAAATTCAATATAACCTTTTTGTAGCTTTTCAAAATTAATACCATAATACTTCTCTTTGACAAACATATAGTTTTTCCAAAGATTTTTTTCCGGTGATGGTTGAGTCATTCCACTCAAAGGTATAATAAACTTTATTGATTTTGCATAAACAGAATTTTTTCTGTTTGGGAAAGCTTCATATACTTTGTTTTCATCAAAATTAAGTACAAATTTACCTATATCTAATTTAGACATATTTGTAATAGGACCTAGCTTCTTTCCATCAAATGCAATGTTAACATGAATAGAACATCTTTCATTAGTCTTTCCGTTTTCTCTAATCCATTTTAAAGTTTTAGCCATGACTAATTTAGCCTCAACGAATGGAAGAGGTCCTGTGACTAGCTCAATCATCCCGGTTCCACCAGAATTATCCGGTTCTAATTTAAATATATCTTGTGTAGGGGCAAAGTCACTATGAGCCTTTTCCTCTATCCTAATTGTTTTGTTTAATGTTTGCGCTAAGTTATCTTTTGTAAGATCAAGGTTTTCATTTGAAAAGAACTCAAATTCAAAACCTATCTTTGAAGAATGTATAGCATTAAGTTGTTCGTTAGAATACATATTTATCCTGATTTGTTTATATATTCTAAACCAGGATAAAGGTTATACTAAGTTCATAGTAATCTTACGATCACTGGTATTTACACTGCCAATTTTAACATTAACAATATCACCTTTTGAAACTTCAGTATTTTTTAACTTAGTTTTATGAATAAGTCCACTGATACCTTTTTCTAATTCCACAAATGCACCATACTTAGTAACCTTAGTAACTTTACCTTCGGTGATCATCATAGGTTTATACTTTTCATCAGCACCATCCCATAGATCAATTTTAGGACCTTCTTGACTTAGTATAATTTTTCTGTCTGAGATTATCTCCTTTGTCCAGAAATTAATTTCATCGCCAGGCTTAATACTTCTTTTATCAAATAATTCTAATGTTGCTTCATCCAATTCATTTTTTGGTATAAGACCTGTTAAAGATTCATTAAATTCTGCAAATACACCAAACTTAGTTGTACCAGTTACTATACCTGTAATATGTTCTTTGATATTTTCTCTAAGATTTTCTACAGCAGTAGGAATCATTGTTCTTAAGTATTCTCTATGAGATACTACTATAGTTTGTTTTTCGTTAGAATATGTAATAGGCATTACGATTAATTCTTTACCTACAAGTTTTTCAAAATTATGTAATTTATTTAAACCGCCTAATGAACCTGGCATAAAACATTGTACTCCACCAACTTCAACCCAATATCCTCCATGAATTAATTCTTTAACTTTACCAGTGAAACCTATTGTCTTATCTCCGATTGCATTGTAAATCTCATTACGTTTTACTTCATTCATTGCATCACTGATTGATGCATAAAGAGTACCTTGCTTGTAACTTTTAACTTTAATATCAACAGACATCCCAATTTCTAATTGGTCAACAATTTCTTTAGGTTCTTTTTCTAAATTACAAACAGCTGTATTCTTTCTTGATATATCTACTAATGCCTCTATCTTAACTTCAGTATCTACACCATCAATATTTTGAATCTCTTTTTTGATATATGCAATTTCACCTTGAGTAATATAGTTAGTACTCTCTTCAGACATTTGTAGTTTTTTAGCTTCATCATCAGCTAAATCATATAAAGCCATTGCATCTGCTGCATACATTTCAGTACACATTAATTTAGTTCCTTTAGGTACCTTTACTTTTACTACCTTTGTATCAAATGGATCATCACTTAATTGGATTGTGATTTCTTGTTCTGTCATTATTTTTTTATTAAAGTGTTATTATAGATTATATATTACTTGTATTGAATTCAATTATTATACCTTAGAATATTTAATAGTTTAAGATTATACAATTACACCTGGGCCGGTAGTTGCACCAACTTGTGCAGAAGGTGATCCTGCGGTAGCAACAGTAATTCCAGGAACTACAGTAGCGGATTTTATATATGCAGTAATTGCAGGTCCAGCAACTGCAGCAAAGGCAGCTGCGCCAGCGGCTATAACTTGATCTTGAGTAACTTCTCTGGCTGGATCATCTCCGGTTGAAAAGGCTGTCATGGCTTGCATCCCAGCTACGAAAGCTGCGTCCATTGCAGAATTAATCACGGGTGGTACTAAAGGCATAGTTTAAAGTTTTAATTTATAGTTTATATATTTATAAAGATTTTACCTCTTTCTGGCTTAATAGTGAAGTTGTCATTGGAGATATAGGTGGACTTGTTGGAGCTCCTAAATTACCAACATGATTATGCCCATTAAAATATGCCATAAAAGAATCACCTAATACAATCTTTTCACTAGCACCTTGACCTAACTCAATAGATGATGCATGATTTATAATTGTATTTTCACAGTTAACAATAGCATCTGTACAATTTATTTCGGTATTAGCCCCACTGTTTATAGTAAATTGTGCCGAGTGAGTAAATGTTATATTTCCATCATTTAACATTACTATGGAATCTCCATTTGCATTTATTATTTCAACTGAATTATCAGGCTTTATATTTATTGTAGTTGGACCTTCCGTTGTGGTATAGTCCATCATCAAACCTTTTTCTTCGGTAAAGAAAACTTTAATGTGTTCGCCTTCTCTCTCGTTTGTTACTTCAGTGCTACCAGATTGTAGATCACCTGTTAACCCAAATGCAGTGTCATATATTAATACGTGTGAATTAGGATAGGCTGCTTCTATCTCCGCCTTGGTCTCATCAGAAGGGTATAGTGATTCATGGTATACTGGGGAATAATAATTACCATTATCAAAACTTACTCTTACTATAGTTCCTATCTTAGGTACAGAAAATGTACCGCTTCCTGTGTTACTTCCACCTGAAGATGATACGGATGGTCTTGCCCACGGTAAAGATTCAGTAGGCATAAGGTATGCGCTGGCAGGATCTTCAGGATCTTCTCTTTGATCCATTTTACCATAAACTCTAACACGACATCTACCTTCAAATAAATCATCTTCAGTGTTCTCAACTATTCCTATCCATTGAGTACCTTTAAGATTATCATCCTTTAAATCTTTAGTTGTTAATTTTCCCATTATTCAAAAATGTTTCCGCCATTAAAACCACCACCTGGCCCAGATGGTCCATTACTAAATATATTATCATTTCCACTTAAATCGTCGCCACTCGCAGAAGGTATTTGTCCAGAAAATATATTATCATCTATAGTTTGATTTATACCTTGTGATACCTCTCCAGCTAAAGCTTGAACGGCAGCACCGTTTAGCGAGTTAATTAAACCTTGTGGATTATTAATTGCACCTACTATATCATTTCGTAAACCAAATACATTACCAAAAGCTAACCCTTGTGTAAATGAATTAATTGTTCTCTGTGCAAAATTAGCTGCACCTTTTACAAGGTTATCTTTAAATGCATCAAACTTACCTTCAACAATATCACCAAACTTCTGTTTATCTAACATTTTATTTTGGAGATTAGTTTTACCATCTATTGAAGTTGGTTGTAATTTTGCCTGATCTTTTATAGCTGAATCATAACCAGAAAACTGAGCCTCCATTTCACATCTCCCATAACTCCATTTCATAGATGAGGTTGCCCATGAGCTACTCCCATCATTTGCAACATTAGCAAATACTGCACCGCTCGCAGTAGGATCCCAGAGACATTCCTCAAACCTAAATGTAATAGTTGAAGTATTATTATTTACAATTTTAGTTGTATCATTTTCTGGTGAATTAGGATTACCTCCAGTAGTAGCCTTTTTAACAGAATGGAATTTTCTAATTTCTAATATGTCAACATAACAATTAAAATACCTTAAGTTAATAGGAATAATGTTTCTTCTATATTTTACATCATAACATGCAGCTTTATATAAATTAAATAAAGCAGACATCTTTAAATCAATAGCTTCCAATAATCCTATTGTGATTCCTTCACCATCTGCAGATCCACCATAACCATCCGTCATAACCATGGTTTTATTATATGCTTCGGTTATTCCTTCAATAGTTTGAAAATAATAAGGCCTAGATATTTCTATTTCTCTAATGCCTTGAATGAATGCCTTTAAATAACCTGCTCTGGTAGTTTGTCCAATAGCCTCTAAATAACCAACGGCAGATTCTCCAGCTGGATGAGAGTTTGACGTATTATGTGCACCAGGTTCGGCTGTTACTGAATCGCTGCCACCTGGTCTAGGTTGCTGAGGAGCTCCAGTGGTAGCCCCAGCAAATAAAGGACTCATAATATCAAACCTAATATTAAATCCTAAATACGTAGGATCGTCTATAGCAGTAACACCATTACCTCCACCGATAGCACTAAATGATGGGGAGACAAAGGATTTTGCAAATTCATAAGAACTTGGAAACTGTCCTGTTAAATTACCTAGCTTATCAGCATTTAAGTAATTTTCAGGAACTCCTCTCGGATCCAACGGATTATATAACTCAAGTTTAGGCATATAAATTTTTTTTATTTATTCTTTATGTTGTAGGAGTAACTTCCCTCCTACGTAAATGCAATCTTTGTCTTAAACCTTGCCCACCAGGCTGTGGTCCTTTTGTCATAAAATATTCTATTCCCGTGATAACATAAAAACCAGAAAGATATTCATTAATAACACCGAATTCATTTGATGTATCACTCCCTGCATTATCAGGGGTATCCTTTCTTCTTTGTGTATCAGTTGGAGCATCCTCATCATTCTCGGTAGCGGTTAAAACACCTTTTACCATCTGTGCGGTTTCCATCATATGACAATATATTCTACTATACCTTAATATAGCAGGATTTACAGTATCTAATTCCACGACCATTCCTAACTTATTAATTTCTGCTAAGTTTTGGAAATTTTGAATAGATGCATAGTAATAATTTTCATGAACATTATCACCTTGTGTACCTAAGAATTTAAATTTAATTTGATCATTTCTTGGTCCTTCTACTTCACCTTCAGGTGTTACTCTACCTTTAGTGACTGGTACCATACCAGGTGTGTCATTAGTTAAAGGATCAACAAATTCACTTATAAATTCTTTTGCATTAAGATCCCAATATTGTGTATATCTTTTATATCCATTATTTTTACTAATCTTACCACTCTTATTTACTTGCTGATATTTTGATATGTATCTAGCAGTACCTTGAAAATCTAATTGATTACTTATCATATTTGGAAAATCTGGATTAGTTTCGCTATCATCACCACTTCCCATAGTATCCATTGCATTCTGTTGAAACATTTGGCTAGCTTCTAAATCATCTTCTTGTCCAAAAAATTTATTGGCATCAACAAAGGTTAAATAATAGTAAGGGTCAATGTAAGCAGTAAAAAAAGATTCATCATTTAAATATGAATTGGACGTTATGTCCTGTATAAATTTTTCAGAAGTATCATAAGGATTTGTCCATACTTGTTGATCTGCGGTATCTTCTACATTAGAAGCATACCCTAATTTTAATTCTTCTGCAATTGAAAGTAAAGAATTCCAACTAGTATTATCCTGGAATTGTACCTTCTCTGTAAACAAATTTGGTACATTCATTCTACCTTCAACCATTAATAATGATGATGTATTTGTTGCACCACCTCCACCTAAAGGTTTAATATCTTCAACGGTAAAATCAATTCTTATTGGCTTAAATGTTGTTTCGTCACCTTGTGATCTAATGTATAATTGAATTAAATCCCCATCCTTAGGAAAAAACCTAGCAGTAAACATACCATCCCTATCATAAAAAGAAAACCTACATGTTGGATAAAACCCGGTTGATTCTAATTCAAACATTTCTAGCCTATCACCCTGTACTTCATAATTATTAATTTTAATAAGTGGTATCATCGTAGAAAACTTTGAAGGTTTTTCTTTCATAGTTTCACCATCCGAGTTTTCTGAACCGCTTTCAACATCAGTCATTTCTAGCTCATCAAGTACAATGGTAGGTTCTACCACAGTTAATATATTTCTTTCTACTGCAGACATAATTAATTAGTTTGAGATTTCTTTAATGTACTTTTACTTTTTAGATTAGTTCCTAATTGAATCTTTCCACCAGTATATGTTTTTGCTTCTTGGCCAGGCTGTAGCATATTAGGAGGCATTGGCTGTTTGACGCCTGCTTCACTACTTTTCGCTTTTTCAATAAGTCTCTGCATTCTCCCTTGATCCTTTTCACTCTGTCTACCAGTATCTATGTATGCAGCTTGTGCAGTGTTAGGTGTTGTCGCAGGATTAGGTTTCTTATAAACTATATCCTTTCTTTTTAAATTTGGAATAACTAAAACATCACCTTCATTAACACTAAAAGGATTAAAGATATTATTTACTACACAGATAGCATCTATGAATTCTCCACTACCAAAATAAATTTCTGATATCTTATCTATTCTTCCTATCTGATCCATAGTAACATAATGTAATGCCCTAACACCAAGATCAGAATCATAAATAAATGATGGTGCAGTAAGGTCCCAATAACCTTCACCTGTTTTATCTAAAGTTAATTTATTTTTTAAAGTTAATGATTTTACGTTCATATTCAATAGTTATATTAAGAATCAATAAACATACTAACAGTGTTAGAAATATACTCGGCTGAATCACTAGTAGCTTGTTTATTTGGATTATTTTTAATGTTACTTATCTTATTGCTTTTTGCTGATCCGGCAGGTGCACCTTGTGTTGCTTGTGTATTTGTTTTCCCAGTCTTAACTGCTCCATAAGTTGCAACATCTAAACCTGCTAAATTTAAAATATCTTCTTCACCTTCTGCTGAAGCATAAATTCTACCACGGCCTGCATTAAACATATTTTCTATATCTCCTTTATCTCTAGGCTTACCGTGCTTAAGATCAATTTCAAATTTTACTTCCATTGGAAAATCATCATAACCTAAACCATGTCCTAATGTCATTGTTGAATTATCACAATACATATTACCCATTGTTACAATTGGATTTAATGGATTCCCCACAGTAACATGCCAATCACCAGTAGGCTCAGCACTAATTAAAGCTTTAGATGCCTGTGTACCGGAAACAGCACCAACATTATCACTTAAGAAACCACCTAACATATTACCTAATAATGTTTTACCAACTTTAAGTATTCCTTCAATTCCACTTTCAGCCGTTACATTACCGTCAGCCCCACCAAACACACTTTTAAATCCGGTTTCAACATCAGTAACTACACTTCCAATATATCCACTGAAGTCACCTTGTTTTAATTTATTAATATCTCCAAATTGACTAGCCACTGCACCAGCACTACCATAGTATCTTTGGCCGCCTCCGAAGAACTGTCCATTATTATAAGTCATAGTTAACATATTACTAATGATGTCAATCATTGCAATTTTAGGATTAACATAATTAAGAGATTTTAGTTCATATTCAAAATTAAGTTTTAAGTCATTTGAAAATTTCATACCACGATCTCTAATCTGAGTAGAATCAATAACATTAACAGGACCTATTACAAAGTTGGCATAAGTGGTTCCTAATTGGTCTCCAGTACTCATATTCTGTTTAGCAAACTTTTGCCTTGAACTGATACCTTTAAATGCATCAGCTGTTGCTCTACCAACACCACCCATCTTAGAATAAAACGGCTGAGAAGTATAACCACCATCACCGCTACTGATATCTTCCATTTCAGATTTAACTTCTTTATAATTTAACCCATAAGACATAGATAAAATTTCATCTAATTTATTACCTGCCTTTTCACCTAAGTAGGTAATAGCGGTAACACCTGCAGTTTGAGTAGCATCAACATTCTCAGCGGCTCTAGGAGTATCTGGATCCTTTCCTGCAATATCCATTTTTAAATCAAATATGTTATCATTTACTGGTGTTGGGAACCTTCTTAATGTTATTAAATGATTAACAGGAATTTGTTTGTAATATTTACAGTATAAAAAATCTTGTGCAGTATATCCAATTCTAGGATAATTAGTATTAAAATATTCTATAAGCTTAGCAATAGAAACATTCTTTGAATCGCTTCCACCCATTGTGGCATTATCAGCATTATCAAAAAAATCATTAAACGGTTTACCACCAGTTAATCCTCCATGCATACCTCTAAAATTAAATAATGCATACCTATTAAATATTGATCTAGGTATAACAGCTTTCATACCGAAAGCAACACCAAATTGATCAGGCACAGCACCGTTTGAATAAAATGATTTAGCAATAGCAGTTTCAACCCCATGAGCAAACCCAGTAGATTCTCCACCAAAAACACCTAGCCTAGTTGCAGTTGATGAGTTAGGATTAGGTGGTGTATTATCATTTACACTGCTATTTCCTGTTGTGTTTGTTGAATAAGGGCCTCCGAACATAGTTATAGTCTATTTTTAGTATATATTCAGCCTAAGCTGTTGAGATACTTATCGATGTCAATATCTCCGTTTTGGAATTTATCTACCCAGCCTTTTTTAAACCTAGCATTAAACTCTTGTGGGCTATCAGTAGAAAGAGAACCTTTAAAAAATGGCCTTGATGATATATCTCTTATTTCTTTTAGGTTTTTTGATATTATATAAAACTGAACTTTTTCAAACAAACCTTGTAAATCATTTTTAGTTTTTTTACACATGACAGATTCTACTATTACATATAACCGTTCTCTATCACTTTCATCAAACCTATCCTCTAATGATTTTACATTTTTAAAGTCTTCTTTTTTAATAGGCATTTTTCTAGCTCTATTATTAAACTCATATTTAAAATTCATATCAAAAAAATGAGACTTAAGATACTTCATATTATCATACATCTTAATAATACGAATTTGATATAAAGGATTAATAGGATCCCATTGGGTATCTACAATAAGACCTTTTACTGGCAATAAAACATTAGGCCTGCTAAAAGATGATAGTAGGCAATACACAGTTTGTCCTTTGGTAAATATTCTATGGGCTTTCATTCAAACTCTATGACATTTTTAAATAGCTTAGCGCTACCATTTACATTAATGTCAGGTGAATGATATATGTTATATGTTATGTCGTTATTAGTCAAAGACTCTACATATGATTTTATCCCGGTAACAGTATGTTCATTTAAATTACCTAACACATAAAAAATAGATACAGCATTTCTATCAAATACCGTTTGTAACTGTTTCATTAAGTATGAAGATACAACGGCATCAGATGGTTCAAATTGATAAAAATCATTTTTCGTTAATTTATTAAAAATGTCCATATAATTGATACACTCAATATTTCTTGGTACATTTCCTAAAAACGATTTTACTTTTACTGCGTCTTTTGAATATATGAAATTAAATTCTATGTTTGTTTCCATTCAGATAATAAATCGATCTCAGCTTGGAGTTCTTTTATTTTACTTTCTATTTCTTTTTTGTTAGGTTCATAATGAGTTCCCCACTCGGTGCCAATTTTTAAAACTTGTTTTTCAAATTTATTACCGCAATCTAAACCTAAGTCATCAGTAAGTTCATAAAAGAATCTCATAATATATTCAAACTTATTCCTATGTTCTTCATTAGATTCAAATACATCGGTTGAGGTCCACTGTTCTTTACCACCACCATGATTATCATTAATCACTCTTTTTATTACTCCATTTCTGGCAGGTTCTAAAACAATTTTAATCATTTAATCTTTTATTTAAAGATTCTCTGGCTTCTTTCATTAGCTTCCTAGCAATCTTTTTATCAGTATGCCAAGTTTTTTTATCTTTAACAGATAGGATAGCATTAGCTTCTCTTAGCATTTCAATCTCACTTTCATTATATCCTATTTCTTTCCATGCTACTATCTTTTGACTTTCCATACTTTCTAAAAGTTCTGATATTCTTTTATCTTGCGCGTCTACTGTAGCTGCATGCAACTCTTTCCCTCGTTTAATATTTTCTCGAGTAACTTCCATCCACTCATGAAAAGGTAATTTACTTTTTGCTTTAAGAAGTCCTTGATACTTCATTGCTAATCTTCTCTGTCTTCTGTTTGGTGCCTGTGTCATATGATTGATTTTATTATATATTATAGCTTAAATTGCTTAGTCAATTTTATACCTGGTTTTAATTAGCTCAGTGATACTATCAAAAAGACTATCTAAGATTAAGTCATCTGATATTTGATTTTTAATAAAAGATTCTAATTCATCATTAACTTCATCTAAATCAAATGATGAACTAATAATTTCATATATAGCCTTTTTAGGAACTTCTATCGGAAAGGTAAGATTAAGCTTTATCTTATCATTCTTTTTCTGTTTGTCAAATAGAGTTCTTATTGGAGACGATGGGATTTCTTGTATTGGTATTTTTTCTTTATAAATATCGGCTGCTTTTTTTAAAGCAGGTGAAGGTGGTTTAAAATCTAAAGGGTCACCATCCACAGGTTCTAAAAATTCATTAAGTAAGTTTGTTGCTATTCTACCTCCGCTATTAAAAATAGTCCATTCACCTTCAGTAGACTTAATAGTTTCAACTGAACCAAACTTATCACCTTTAATCCATTGTAAGATTACTTCTTCTGTATTTTCCATACTTGTATCACTTTATAATTATTATACTCAGAAAAAGAAAATTGTTTAATTAAGGGGACGCATCTGCTCCTTCAATAAGCTTCCATGTACATCCTAGATCATTACTACAAGGATTGTCATCATTTGAGACTGAATCCGTAGCAACCGCTATTATTAAGCGATCGTCAAATCGGTCTAGATTAACACCACTTATTGTAAGAATACTATTCATACATACTTGAGCTCGACCGGTCCCGCTATTAAGGTTAGAGACAGTCATAGTAAGTGAGTTGGCTACATTAGAAATCAATTCATATTCACCAGTTCCATTCAATGGCTCATTTGAACACTTCCATCTATATAGAGCAACCACTATTCTTCCAGTTACAGGAACCGAGAATGAGTTAACCGAGCTTTCTGCTGTCCATGTAGCCCTATATGTAAAACTATCTCCGTCAGTATAACTATTGTTAAGTATTATACCAGATGTAGCTAACCAAAATAAATCTGCTGAGCCGGAACCTCCTACTATGGTTGCACCAGTACCGGGGGCTAGACCAGTCCAATTTGACGAAGCCCACCCAAGACCTTGGTTTGATGTGGCACTAACATCGCCAGTGTTATTTATCAAGAAAGTAGAGTTTAATAAATCACCTCCTATGTATCTAGGTAATCCTCCAGCTATAGCCATTGAACCTTCTGCGACAACAATACTAGAATTTCCACCGGCTCCACTAACACCTTGTATACCTTGGGCACCTGTACCAAGCAAACCTTGCAAACCTTGGGTACCTTGAGCTCCTGTCGTAGGTGCAGGGTATATACAATATGTATAGGTGTTAATTGAAGGTCCACTAGCAGCTGCTATAGTATAATTTCCAGTTTGGAATGTAACACCTAAAGCATCATATCCAACATTAGCTGTAATACTGTTTACTGTATATAATGCGTCTATACCATTAAGAGATACCCTAAGTGAAATAGTATCACCCACACTAAGGGTAACTGGATGGTTAATATCAGTACCTATATAAATTATAGTAACACTACTTGTGGTACCAGAAGAATTCAATGCAATCTGATCCGCTTGTGGGGAAGACAAAGTATTAGTTACGCCGTCCCAACCAACTGTATTTCCAGGTATACAACCGGAACCTATTCCACCTCCACCTTTAGGACCGATGGTTCCTTGTACACCTATAACTCCTTGTAAACCAGTAGTTCCTTGTACACCTTGCGGTTGAATACAATAAACAGTATCAGTTGATGAAGAGAATGTTTGACCAGAACCACCAATATAAGATACGCCCATTACTTGACCGACTACAACATTATTAACCAGATATGTATCAGATTCACCATCACTCTGTGATAGCGATATTCTATCTCCCGCAATCGCAGTACCTAATGTACTTGATGATGTGGAGCTTACAAACACTTGAGTAACAGCAGTGGCATTTGAATTATTTATAGCAAAGGTTCCAGCATTTGTTGAATTAGTTATAAGTACCTCAGCACCTGGTATTATTTCACAGCCTGTATTTAGCGGTGTTGTTCCTATAGTTCCTTGTGAACCGGTATTTCCTACAGTTCCTTGTAAGCCTTGGGTTCCTTGAGTACCGGTACCTATGATACCTTGTAAACCTTGAGTTCCTTGCGTACCATCAGTTCCTTGTAAACCTTGTAAACCTTGAGTTCCTTGTAAACCTTGGGTTCCTTGAGTTCCATCAATTCCTTGTGTCCCATCAGTTCCTTGTAAACCTTGCAAACCTTGAGTTCCTTGTAAACCATCAGTTCCTTGTAAACCTTGTAAACCTTGAGTTCCTTGTAAACCTTGAGTTCCTTGGCTACCTAAACCAGAAATACCTTGTAAACCTTGGGTACCTTGTGCGCCAGGATCTCCGTTACCAACAAGTTTTGTTAATGTTAAACTAGCATTTGAAATTGTAAAGGTATTAGCAGATGTGATGGCATTCATTATGATGCCAACAGTATCACCACCATTAAGATCTAAAATATCAACCATTGATATATTAGTACTACCATCTATATTTGTTATTACCTGAGTTTCTCCTGAAACTCCATAAGGACCTCCATTAAGTAGCACTTCGGTTGCAACATCATCAACAGCACCGGTTAAAAATCCAGTTATTGAAACATTTAATGCATATTCGCCAGCTTCAGCGGCATCTATTTGTAATGTCCCAGTCGGGTTTGGGCCACCTCCACCTATATTGAGATATCCCATTTGATTCCTTTCACCTGAATTAAAAGGTATACCTCGATCAAATCCAGACGCAGCAGTATCAATTCCTATAGAAGAAGAATCATTTGTAGTTAGTATTAACGAACCGTATGCAACGGATCCACTTATAGAACCTGATAAACCTTGAGTTCCTTGAGAACCTGAACCTTGTACACCTTGTAAACCTTGTGTTCCTTGAGAACCTGAACCTTGTAAACCTTGTAAACCTTGTGTTCCTTGTAAACCTTGTGTTCCATCAGTTCCTTGTAAACCTTGAGTTCCTTGTAAACCATCAGTTCCTTGTAAACCTTGTAAACCTTGAGTTCCTTGTAAACCTTGAGTTCCTTGTAAACCATCAATTCCTTGTAAACCTTGAGTTCCTTGTAAACCTTGAGTTCCTTGGGTTCCTTGTACACCTATAACTCCTTGTAAACCAGTAGTTCCTTGTACACCTTGCGGTCCTTGCGGTCCTGCAGGCCCTTGGTCACCAGTTACAACAAATGATAATAAAACATCCTCATCCATTGTAAACGGTGCAACTTCAGTATATGCAACAGGTACAACTTCTAATTCCCACCATGTACCTCCAGTAGAAGGCCTGTCATATACTTCAGTTATTTGCCAAAGTATAAATTCATTAGCATCAGATTGAGCTGTAATTCTAACATGACCTTTAATTGGATTTGTAGAAGTTGCTATTGTTTGTAAAAATGTTGATATGTTATTCCCGGTAACACCAAAGTCATTAATTGACATTATAGTAGATACATTTTGGTTTACATTATTTACTGCAACATAACTAAATCCTGGATCATCTACAACGGTGGTTATATTAAATTGATAATCAAAAGATGCACCACCAAAACCACCAGCATCACCTTTAGTTCCTTGTATTCCTGTAAAACCTTGTAAACCGGTTCCACCGATTGTTCCTTGGGACCCTGCACCTTGTGCACCTTGTGATCCGGTAGGACCTACTATTGTTGAAGCTTCACCTTGGACACCTTGTGTACCTTGTAATCCAAAGCCATCATTTCCTTGTACTCCTTGGATTCCTTGAGTTCCTAATATACCTTGAGCACCAACAGTTCCTTGTAAACCAAAACCATCATTACCTTGTAAACCTTGTAGTCCTTGGCTACCGGTTATACCTTGAGCACCAAGTAAACCAGCAGCAGCTGCTGTTACATTTACCCAATTCTGACCATCATATTGTAAAAACTCAGATGAACTAGCAGAAGATGCATTAACATTACCTAAGCTATTTATATCAGTATTATTATTATTAAGTGTTGCTAAATCAATTAAAGACGAATCAAAATTATAAACAACAGATTGATTAGGTATATTTGTAGCAACAGCTAAAGGTTCACCTAATGTTGTATATGTATTAGATGCGTTAAGTCCTTTGAATGTTAAAGTAGTACCACTCATTCCACCAAATATATTCTGGACACCTGTGCCTATACCTATATTTAGCCCTTGGTTTATTTCACCACCGGCAGAAGAGTTAATTAATTTAATTGCATTAACAGTACTGTCATATTGTAATTGAACGCCGTCACCTGCAATTAATCTAAATGTATCATTTGCGATCGAAGAATTTAATTCAAAATCATTAGCAGAACCTAATGAAGGCGTAACTCCTGTATAATTAACAACTATTTTACCATACCCATTAGCTGAACCTACAGTTACATCACCAGTTCCAATACCACCAATAATATCCCATTCATCTGTTACAAATGTACCTTGTGTGGTTCGTGTATTTGCTCTCCACCAAACTAATGTCTCTGATACTACACTAGTGGAGCCACTAGGTTCTATTACTTCTACAGGGTGATACACAATATGACCAGTGTCGTATGTTCTATTATCTACCCACGGGTTTGCTACTGCCTTAAAATTTTCATCTACCTCACCATTAAAAAGTTCCCTTTTAACTTCATTTCTATAGAGGATATATTCTTTTAGATTGAATGCCATTTAACCTATTCTTTTTTTATTTATTCAGGAGGTTCAGGAATAATATTAACATCATCATAAGGAAATTCTGCAACATCATCCTTTTCTGTAAATGCTATTCTTAATTGATTTAAATACCAAGTTCCTTCTGACCAGCCTGGCTCTGCATAACATGGTGAATAAATGCCTGTTGTATATATTCTGTTGATCTCATTCCAAAATGCTTGGTAATCTTCCACCGCTTTGTTTATAAAACCTACTTGCCTATTTGTTAGTACCTCTCTTTGTTTATTTCGTTGTATATCAAAGGAAGAACCTGAGGTAAGTTTAAAAATACCTGATACATCTTCACATCTGTATTCTGTTGTAAAGCCGTATAAATCACTAGCTCCTATAAACACTTCTATGGATACTAAGTCTCCAACGAAACATGGATCAAAAGGTACATAATTATTTTGGTAAAATAATTCAATTTCTTTAATGCTTTTAAAATCAGTGTATGTTGATTTATTATCAGCTATATCAAAAAATCTCATGCGAATTTTTGACACTGCTATTTTATACTTTTTTAAGTAAACAAAAAAGTCTAAAGAAAGTTTAAATGTTAATGCTTCAACGACCAAGAGGCTATACTATTTTTTGTATATATTCAGCTCTTTATTGTGTGGTAGTCATTTACTAGGTTAGAAATTTTACCGTGAGTAACATTACATTCATTAAAAATTTCAAGGTGAGCAGTATCTCTATAATCTTGAATCCAATAAACATGTTTAAATCCTGCATTAACCAGAATCTTAGTACACATTTTACACGGTGATAGGGTTAAGAGTATTATATAATTTTGTGGATCATATTCCTGGAACTTAGCAATCATATTTACTTCAGCATGAATAAATCCACTTTGTCCTGGTGTCAAAGAATCTTCTTCAGTTCCAGTATCATTATTAATTTCAGCTCCACTATAAGAGCCATTATACCCAAAGCTTGCTATTTTACTAAAGTCTTTTTTTAAGGCCATGCAACCAACCTTAGTAGTAGAAGAATTTGAAAGATCTCTAATACTTAATAAAATATTAGTGAATGCTTTTAACTTTATTTGAAGTCGCTGAAGTTTGGGATCCATTTTTGTTTAATTAAAGTAGCCTTCATTTTTACCTCAGGTAAATCTTTATTAAGACTGTTTGCAATTCTTATGTTTTCTTTATCGTCATCAAAGAATTTAAAATTCCTAAATCCCATTTGAACAAATTTCATAAATGCGTCCTTTTTCTTCTGTGCAGTAGAACCTGTGAATCCTAAATTAGGATCATTAATTGCAAATATAAAATCAGGGTTAACATCTACACCGTTATGCATTAGAAAATCATAGATAAGCTTTGAGTCATCTCTCGCGGTGATAATTCCAACAGCAGTACCTTTTGCGATTGTTCTTTTAAGTATATTAAAAACCCAATCAATTATTTTACCGGCTTTAAGAATTTCTAAATCTCTAAAATCATTAAAATCAAACTCATCATGAGGCTTGGTTTTAAATGTATTAAATTCTTGTGGCGTAAGATCTATCTCATACCCTGTCTTTGGATTAAAAACTTTAATTTTACTTTTGGTTACAATCAAAGTATCATCAACGTCAAAGACAGTTATGTCTTTCCCCCATTTTCTATACTTTTCAAATAATTCCATACAATATATATTAGTTAATTTCTGTTGATTCACCACAGGTGAGATATGGAATGGATACATTAACAATTTCTTCCATTCTCATATATGTGTTTCACTACTGGGAACCTTAATGAATATCCACCATTTTGGTTTTGGCTTTCTTCAAAATATTGAACAGTTACAGTTTTACCTAGAAGTTCATTATGATTGTTAAGGTAATGTTCTCTCTGTTCTTTAGAGAACCCAGATCCTACACTTACACGGTTACCTTTATGTTCAATAATAATATTACTTAAACCTTCTTTTTCAACTTGTTTTCCATTTTCTGTCCATCTCATTGTACCGTTCATACATTCTAGGATTGTATATTCAGCATCATGGAATTTTTTAACCTTTAAAAGATTATGGCTTCTTTTACCTTCATAGCCAATATTCTTTCTAACCATGATTCCTTCAAACCCAGCCTCTTCGGCTTCTTTTGCCATTTCAGTAAATTGCTCCTCGGTAGTTAATTGTTCTTGTGGTAAGAATTCTAACATAGAAGAGTTAATGTTTTCTGGAAGAATATCATATCCATTCTTAAGTCTCTCGGTAAGAGGTGTAGTTCCAACCTTATCATCAAATTCGTCTAAGGTTAAAAAATCAAATACAAAGAATTTAGGATTTTCAATTTGATGGTCCTTCTTTCTGATTTGTTTCATAATTCCTTGGAAGTCTTCATTACCATCTTTATCTACCATACAGATTTCTCCATCTAAAATAAAGTCTCCACCTATCTTAGAAATTTCATTTTCTAAATTACCTAAGGTTGTAAATTCTTTACCGTTTCTTGAAAAGAATGTTACAGTATTCATTTCCTTTCTACAGATACATCTTACACCATCCAATTTTCTGGATCCGTACCATTCTCCACTTTGAAAATCCACTCTCTTAGGATTATATGCATTTGCTAAAGCGACCTTAAAGGTTGGAATTAAATCTGGGTGGATTGCCTTATTAATAGAAGTAGTACCACATCCCATATTAAGGTCTCGGTTTAGCATATAGTAAATAATATCTTCCCATTGTTTATTCTCTAGGACGAATCTATTTACATTTGCAATTGCAGTATGACCGGTACATACCCTATTTCTTAAATCATCCAACAAGGTAAAGATACTACCGTATGTATTTGGGTGACCTAGTAAATCTGAATTCTTTTTGCAATTCTTAGGAGTTACATTATATTTAAAATAAGGATTGTAAGTATAGAAGAAAACTTTTTGGAGAAATTCTCTATCAGAATTTTCGTCAGAGTTATCGGCATACTTTTTAAGAGTTGCAATTTTGTGATTTCCTGAAGAGGAAGAACGCATTTCATCCAAGAAGGATTGTAGATAAGTAAGGTTTGTGTATTCAGTCATATTCCGTTTATTTAATTATATTATAAATATAATAAAAAAAATTGGGAATTGAAAATTTTTCTAGGACTTTTTTCTAAAAGTTATTAACAATTTTTTATTTGGTCCTGTATCTTTTTAAGCTTTGCGCATTTTTCAAAATCTTCTTTGTTTTCAAAATGTAGTAAAATTCTATCCAAGCTTTTAATTTTATGTTTGGCAGTTTTTTCATCATACTGAAGTACCTGGTCAGGAAACATCATTATGGTATTATAACATAGGTTCATATATTGATCCCAACTAGTATTTTCTAATTGGTCTAATAGTGACCTCATAAATTCATCGTTATCAAACTCTTCCATCTAAGTCTTTTACTTTTTTAATTAATTTTTCTTGCTCCTCAGTTAAGGCCTTAGGCAAATCTACAAATATGTTTATATAAAAATCACCATGCAAGTCAGGATTGTTGTATGAAGGAAACCCTTTTCCTTTTATTCTTAGCATAGTACCATTCCTTACACACTTAGGAATAGTATAAGTAATCTTTTTGTCAAAAACATCTATTGTTCCTTTACCTCCTAATAGAGCTTCATACATATCAATATGTCTTATTGTATGTAAACCTTTTTTGTCCAAATAAAAATTAGGGTCATCTTGTATTAGAATGGTTAAAATAAGATCTCCGTTTTGTTCTTCTGTCATCCCACGCTGACCTAAACCTTTCAGCCTCATTCGCTGTCCATTTTTTACACCAGGTCTAATGTCAACATTAATGGTTCGTGTGCCTAACCTAATTTCCTTAACACAACCATAATAAGCATCATATAAGGTAATGTAAATTTTAGAATCTACGTTACCACCTCTTGTACTAAAACCATGATGACCTCTGAATCCACCACCAAACCCTGGATTATTATAACCACCTGTCCTTATGAAGTCTTCAAAAAATGAATCGTCAAATGGCCCACTTCCAAATGGATTGCTTGCTCTTTGATCATACTGGGCTTTCTTTTTAGGATCACTAAGAGTTTCATACGCGTCTGCTATTTCTTTAAATCTCTCTTCATTACCAGATGATTTATCTGGGTGATATTCTTTAGCTAACTTTCTGTATGCTTTCTTTACTTCGGCTTCTGTAGCATTTTTGTTTACGCCTAGTGATTGATATGGATCTTTCATTTCCAAAATAACTGTATGCCTATAAGGCTACACGCCAAGCATAAGGATACTATTGTTTTTGTGGTAATACCTTCACCAAGAAAATACCAAGTTAAAAATGTAAAAGAAATAATACCTGACCCAAATGCAATAAATCTACCAGGCCATAAAAGACCATCATAATACTCAACTATAAACCGAGTACCATAAATTAGTACATAACTTATACTGGTTCCAAATAAAATTGATACGGTTAAAGGGTTCTTTTTAAACCAAGGCCATACAAATTGACCATTTGTTTGAAACCATATTGCCGACTGTCCTAAAAAGAACAATAAAAATGCTAGGATTAATTTATTCATTTGTATAATATTTATATCCCATTCTTACCATGTGGTCCATGTGGGATTCCATTTGTTTTGCAGTTATCCATACAGAAGGCTCAGGTGAAACGATACCATCTTCTCTTTTATCAAATGCTTTATTTAAAAACCACTTTTCTTTTTTACTCTCCCACCAAAACCAAACCTTTTGCCATGATCTCGGTTTTTTCATATAAACCTTATTACCTTTATCCATGTGAGCTATGAATTGCTTATAGGTAACATCTTTATCCTTTTTCATTAATGTCTTTAATTTGAAGCTTCTTTATCTTTTCATCTAAACGAAACTTCTTTTCTTCTATCTTATTTGATAATTCCATTTGATTTGCAATTCTTTCAAGGACACTTGTTAATTTAGGGATATCACTTTCATAATATTTACGACCCATGCTAGTTCTAAAAAATTCTGACATAATAAGTTGTTTATTTTTATATACAAAAATAAGACTTAGTTTTATGAATATATAATCAAAATAACTACATTATGAAAAAGGTACCTTTATTTGAAGATTTTATCCCTGTAGGTTTTGCCACAGATAATGCTGCTCAATTTTCCTTAGGAGGAGTTAGCAACACTGAGACTGGATATAACATGGATGCTATCGTTGGTCCAGTTGAACAATGCTCAAACCATGTAGCAGAACAGGCTAACAGTTACGAAACAAATGACAATGCTGAACATACAGCAGAAGCATATATTAAAGAAGCAAAGAAACATATTAATGATAAGATAGATGAAGCATGCGAAAACTATTCTGCTATGGATGAATCTACTCTTAATGAAGGAACCGATATTAGTTCATGGAACCAAGCAGGAATTAAAGGTGATGCAAATGCGCAGATAACTACCTTCGCTGGTCCTAAGGATATTGAATCTTTTGGTTTAGGTAGAAAATGTATGCAAATAAATATCGGCAGAAATTATGTACAGCTAAACCCTGCTGATATTGTAGAACTAAAAGACCTTCTTAAAAACTATAAAGTATAATGATACCTAAATTTAATAAATATTTAAATGAAGCATCTGATTATGAATTTAAACCTAATGAGGCTGCTGCTAGATTAAAAGCTAGAGAAAAGGAAAATATCCAAAGATATAGAGCTGCTCAAGATAGAGGTGATAATTTTGCAATTGCTTTATATGAACTAAAAATCAAAATGGATAAAATTGATCTTGAAGGTTTAAAGGTACAAACAGAGATCCATAAGCTTAAACAAAAATTCGGTAAGTAATGATAGGTAAATTTAAAGAATTCTTAAATGAAAAAAACTTTATGGTAGCAACAGCTGATACTGCTGTTAAATATAGACTATCACATATGCCAATGTCAGGTTATATTGTAGCAATGGCAGCAAGCGGTAAAGAATTAGATAAAGAAATAAAATCAGGATTTTCTAAAACCGTAATTGCTAAAGATATAGAAGATATGTTAAATGATCAATTAAAAAAGTATAGACAGTTTATTACTGTAAGTGTTGATAATACTTATAAAGGAGCAGGTTATGCATTTACGATTGACATGGATGA